TGCTCTTCCATTTTCCCACCCGTCAAACGGAGGCACAAGGACACGGAGCCGGCAGGGGAGAGGTCTTTCCTTTCCCTGCGTTCCGCCCCCTCGTGCTTCCGTTTTTTTTTTAGCTGATGCTGAAGACTGCGTTTCCTCAACTGCCTCTTCTTCCTTTCATCTTAAGCCAAACATTCTGTCAAAAAGAAACCGATTCCTCTCATCCGCTTGACGAATTTATCCAAAAACACTATTTGTGCTAACTCACACTTTTTGAAAATCCGATAATCTGGAGACGAAACGTGAATGATTGCAAACGGAATGTCTGAAAGAAGCCTTTGATTTTAGAAAACTATACATTTCATTTTCGGAATATAGACAAAACGTGCCCGGAACAATATTGTTTCGCGAGCCAAACAATATAGTTTGAGGCGTCAAACAATATAGTTTCACCTGCCAAACACTATTGTTTCGTGCCCGGAAGTCAAATCTTTGGAAAATGAAACGCAAAAACACCGGGTTTCACTCTCCAGAAGATGTGCCGTGTCAACAAATCGGAAGGTAATAAAAAGCATTGGTCAAGAGGGCTGGCGTATCCGGATGCAAACCTATCCAATTCCAATGTGTGATATGGATACCCTTTTCGTTGAATCCGTAGCAAAGTGTATTTTGCGAATCGCCTGAGAAGGGCCTTCGAATCCACCAAACTGTATTTTGGTGCGAGGAAGGGCACTGTGGAGGGCTTCGTTTGACATTTTGTCAGAAGGGTAATTCGGGGTTGTACCTCTTTAAAGTTGGCTCAACCCCGACATTGTGAACGAATGTTCGTCGTGATTGACTATCTCAATAAAGCCTTTGAATGTGCATTTACTCGTATTTGGAGACGTGCAAATACTCGTATTTAGAGTGAATATTTCGAAATGTATTTGTTTAATTGGTTGTATATGAGTGTTTTGTGCTTATTTTTAAGGAGGGGTCTGTTATTGATAAAATCAACTCCTACATTATACCTCCTCTTCGAAGCTCATTTCACCTGTAATGAAATATATGAGGATATCTTTGCTCGTTTGTTGCAAAGTCTTTCCGATGGAAAGCTTTTGCAATGGAATGAATTGTAGCTGGACAAGACGATGGATTCCGTCAGTATCCATTCTTTGGCTGTCAAAAAGATTCAAACGTTCGGCTTTGGACTATTTGTGAGACAATCCCCGGATTTCATACACGAACTGATAATCAATTGCTTCAAGAATGCAATGAAATGATAGCCGGAACTTAAAAAACTGCATAAAATGTTTGTGCGTAATAAAACTATCTCTATATTTGCACCAAAGACAAAGGGGATTGTGAAATTCCCGAGAATAGAATAGTTTAGTTAAGTCTAGTTTAGTTTTTGTGTTGGAAAAGCCCTAAGATATAATCGCTTATCATAGGGCTTTTTTCTATAAGACACAATACTTTACGAGACAGAGGAAATTAATCAATAATGCCAATATTGGACGGAAACGATTAGAAATTCGATTCGATTTTGGCTTTCTCATTCGAAAATAATTAGATTAAATCTGAATGCTATGGCGACAATAAATGCAGCTACATTAAAGGGTAAACCATTAAAAAATGGTAATTATAAGGTCTATATTTCAATAGCTCACAAAGGGATGACAAGGTTCATTGTAACCGACGTGGAAATTAACAGCCCTTCAAAATTGAGAAACAATAAAGTCATCAATCAAGCTAATGCTGAATTTCTGAATTTGAAGTTATCGTCTACAATCAGGCGTTATGAACAAGCTTTGATAAATATAGACATAAGCAGATATTCTTGCGACGAAATTGTAGCTATATTGAAAAACGCAAAAGGAAGTAAATCTCCGACACTTAAATCTGAACTCGATGAATATATTGAATCTTTGTCAAGACCTAAATCTATTAAGTTATACACTTTAGCGATAAGGAGCTTCATAGATTATATGGGAGGAGATGTGCCTATGACATCAATAACCCCTAACAATATCCAAGGTTTCAATAATGCATTGCAGAAAAGAGGCTTAAGTACTACTACAATAAACATATACACAACGCTGTTAAAAATTATTATAGATAATTCGATAAAACTCAAACATGTAAGATACGAAGTACATCCATTTGAAGTTTACAAAAAGCCACAAGCAAATGTACGTGATATAGATATTTCTGTATCAGAACTCCGGAAGATTCGAGACCTGGATATTGAACAGTACAACTTACGAATCGTAAGAGACATTTTCATGCTTTCATATTATTTAGCAGGGATTAATTTGACGGATTTGTTAAATTATAATTTTAAAAACAAAAATCAAATCAAATATGTACGTAGCAAAACAGCTCATACTAAAACTGGCAATAATCAAACATGCTTTACTATACAACCTGAAGCCGATGTTATCATAAGAAAATACATAACTCCTTCTGGAAGACTAGTCTTTGGTAAATATAACACGAGAAGCAAAATAGATAATCTACTATTTCGTCAAATAGGTAATTTAGCAACAGCCGCTAATATAAATAAACGAATTATATATTATACAGCTAGAAAAAGCTTTGTACAACATGGATTTGAATTAGGAATTTCACTTGAAACATTAGAATATTGCATCGGGCAATCGATGAAACGGAATAGACCTATATTCAATTACGTACGGATCATGAGCAAACATGCAGATACAGCAATAAGAATGATATTAGACAACTTGAAAAAGGAAGACTAGAAGAAGAGATAGGGACATCCTTTCTACATATAGTGAAGTCTTTTCTTCCCCCAATGAAGCATAAACAACACCTTCATATTATCATATAGTAGCTTTGCCGTTGCGGTTAATATTGACCGTTTAATCTAAACCTTAACTTATTTATGGACAGAACTTATGTCTTTAACAGCGACGGCAACGCTGGAGGCGGTAGCCGTATTGACATCAACTCCCTGCTTCCGGGAATGATGAGCCGAGGGATTGACCCCGGGATGCTCGCATTATTGAACAACAACGGCTTCGGTGGTGAGAATGGTATTTGGGGAGTGATTTACCTTGCCATTATCTGTAGCATCTTTGGCTGGAATGGCAACGGAGGCTTTGGCTTCGGCGGACGTGGCAACGGCATCCCGGCTGAACTGGCAGGTAATGAGGGACGCGAACTTCTCATGAGCGCAATTCAGGGCAACGGGAATGCAATCAATCAAATTGCAAGCTCCCTGAACTGCAACGCACAACAGGTACAGGCTGCTTTGAACAGCATTCAGAACAGCGTGGGTCTGACCGGAACGCAGATTATCAACGCTATTCAGAGTGGTAACAACAGCGTCATTACGCAAATCGCAGATTGTTGCTGTAAAACTCAAAATGCCATTACCTCAATGGGTTATGAGAACCAGTTGGCTGTGTGTCAGCAGACCAACACGTTGGTGAACGCCGCCAACAACAACACGCTTGCTTTGCGTGACGGCGCGACTGCCAATACCAACGCTATCCTTGCTAAGCTCGACGCAATGCAGAACCAAGCCTTGCAGGACAAGATTGCGGCTCTCACTGCACAGAACTCAACCCTGCAAGCAGAGATTTCTCAGCGCAACCAGAATGCTACCATCTTGAATGCGGTAGGTCAGCAGATTGCTCCGCTGGCGGCAGGATTGCAAGCATTGCAGAGCGACGTTGAAAAAGTAAAGTGTAGCTTGCCTCCTACGATTTCAGTACCTTATCCAACCGTTACTGCGGTGAATACAGATTTGTATAGAGCTGCTGCCTACGGTGCCGCAGCAGGCAATTACGCCGGAGGCTATTGTGCGTATGGAGCAAACCCGGGCTTTTGGGGCTAAATAAGAAAGGAGGCAACTATGTGGGACTTCTTTCCTAACATATCGTTTCTGTTCCCAAACCTGGGACGTAACAACATCAACACCATACCTAGCACAAATGTAACGGTTGGGACTGATGCTGTTACGATAGAGATACCGAACCATGCTTTCTACCGCCGGAACTATGTGGGCAGCTTCTTCCTCAATTTACGGACAGCCATTCCGACAGGGACAACGGCAACGTTGCCTATCCTGATAGGTACCAACGGAGACACCCGTCCTCTGATGGAGATTGAAGGAACTCCAGCTACCGTAGCGAATTTCGCCGGAGCGGGGATTTACGAAATCCACTACAACAAGTACACCAACGAACTGTACATTGTTAATGGTGGTTTCAGACCGTCAACGACAGCGGCAGCAGGAGCATAACAAGAGATTTTCAACTAGATGGGGTCGTAATATATGACCCCATCCATAAACACAAACAACATGTTTCAGAATTTACGGGCTAACCAACAGTTATATATTCTTCATAAGGAAGCTTCACCATACATAGACTATGGTTCTGTGGTAAATGTTTCAGCTCCACATCCTAAATACCCTATGGCTACAGCAATTGGGCAGATGCCACAGATGGAGATGGTTGTAGATGTCGCTGTAAACATAAACGGGCAAACAACCAATTTCCAAAACCTACCAGCTGGCACCGACATTGCCGATTTTGGGGCTAACGGAAATATTGTCATATCCTGTTCGCGAGATGCTATGAACAATGAAGTGGCAGTGATGAAACAGAAGAGCATTGAAATCCTGAATAGTGTCGACTTTCACCAAGGAGTAATCACGGCTTGTGACAAGATGCTTAACTTGTTAAATCCGGAGTATGCCGCCAAACAGCAGCAGGACAAGGAGATTTCCGATTTGAAAAGCCAGCTTACAGAGATGGGGAGGAATGTAAACAACCTTATGGAAATGAACCGTCAGCTGATGGAACAGCTCGGACTTACTGGAACAACATCTAAACAACAGAAGACATGAGCATGTGGGAAATTCGAGAGGACTACGACGACGATTACGGACGTAGCTTCGGTATGAGAAGTGACGAATACGAGCAAGGCTTCAAGGACGGATGCCGGCACGGCTACGAGAAAGCCATGCAACGAATTAACGGCAGTATGGGATATCGGCAAGGTGGAAACGGTGAGAGCTATGGAAGCTCTATGGGTGAACGCCGGATGCCGGGATATTTCCCTGAATCACCTATGTACAGGGAGATGCCGCCTTACGACGAGATGGGCGAACGCAGACGCAGACGCTCAAATGGACAGTTTTATTAATTAATCTTATGGGGCTATGAATAGACTATTTGTAGCCCCTTCAATTTTAACTTATGGAAACAATGAGATTAGATACTTACAGCAAGCTGCCTAGCGGCATGAAGGAATACTTGGAGGCTTACGGATGGCACTTCTCAAAGAAGATGTGCGAATGGGCTGTGTCAAGAATGCGTGTCAAGGAGGATGCGTCAGGAAAGACTAAGAAACTTGACGCGGCAAAGAAAGACGAGGTAGAAGAGATGCTGAAGAAATACAATGTGAAGCTTGAAAATGATGCTGGATATGACGCTGTGTACGTAGCAAATATGGCGAAAGCGGATTTCTTCAAAAGCTCCATTGCAGACGAGCAGCATTTAGTCATGTTTATCAAGGATTACATAGACGATGTAGACGCCTATCCAGGCATGCCGTTTACAAGGTTCTATGCGGATTGCATTGGCAGTGGAACACCGATAATGTGGGAGGACTTAATGTGATTGTTCAGGACTTCTATATCCGTCGTTATGATTGGAATGTGCGAGTGTACTATGCTGTGACATCTTACCGGGTATACGACATTATCCGTAAGCTTCAGCGTGTAGGATGTCGTGGCTATAGTCTACGTAAGGCGTATGAGAATCTAACGTCAGGAAATATGAATACAGGTCTGACTTACAGTAATCCTAGGTATCGCGAAAGTGTAATGGTTATTGCCCTCACATCATCCCCGGAAGAGTTTCAAAATTCTTTTGACCACGAGAAAGGACATTTGGTCAAACACATATCCCAAGCATTCGGAATTGACCCTTACGGAGAGGAGGAACAATATTTGAGTGGAGACATAGGGCAACTCATGTTTCCGGTCGCCAAACAATTTCTTTGTGAGCATTGCAGAACCAAATTGACAAGCCATGCGACATACTAGAATCATAGACGAATTAATAGACAAAGCCGACAATATACCATATATGGATTATTGTCGGCTGTTACTGATTATGTACTGGAAGTTATGACTTCGGATGAGTATGGTTCAATATGAAGGATATACTTCTGATGCTTAACTTAGTTTTGTCTCGAATGAGACCATATATATAAGATTTTGAAACGAAACAAGCAAGATCTCCTAATTCATTAATGATACTATTATACAATTGATGTATTTCATTATCACGCACAGATGTACTTTCTCTACGATTTTTGTTTTGCAATTTAGGCATAAGAATGAAATTAATTATTTAACTTTGCCTTTGTCCAGCTTATTTATAACAAAGGCATAAACTATCACGTAAAGGGTATTCGCCCTCAACGTGGTGGTAGTTTATGCCTATAATTGTTTATGCTGGACACATAAAACAAAACACGTTGGGGGCTTTTATTTAGTCTCTAAAGCCCCCAAAAAGAGAACACATTCGTTATCCTTAAATTTAAAGCAAAGCGATATCTACATATTTGCCTCCTTTCTATATTATAATCATTTCTTTAATTTGTAAACCACATAAGCCACTCCGCATATCACTACAACAGCCAATCCTAGGAATGCAGCACCCCCGTAGTCAACCTTCGCCTGTTCCCACCATGTGAGGCTCTTTTCGACAGGATAAGGAGTCGGAATAGTATCTGTCTTAAGCACCGTGTCTCTCAACAGCCTGTCACGATAAACAGTCCGCCAACGTTCAAGCCATACAGTATCCCCGTCCTCCTTCACCATGATACTGTCTAAGACATAGATACTGTCTCTTAACAGCCTGTCTCGATACTCAGTCTTTACGCTCTCAACGGCGACAGGGACATATTGAACCTTGCTGCATGACAGCATGACCAACATTACGATGATGGTAAGAAGACATCTCATAACAGCTCCCACCCCCTTTCAATGTCGGACATGATAGCGTCCACACCGTTCTCAACCTTTGAGATAGCCGCGGCAAAAGCGCACATAACATCCTTGTCAGATACGTCAGGGACATAGCTCTCTGGCACTTGAAGCTGCTTGCACACAGAACGGATATAAGCAGCCGTGTCGTTCTCATTACTAGGTGCCCATCGCTTGATGAAGTCAGCTATTGTCTTGCAGTTATGTCTCCGGCGATAGTTCTGCAATGTGCGCAATAACGCCCGATAGCCCCATTTCGGCTCGGTAAATTGAAAGAATGCAGGGTCGGTCTGCTCCTTGCACAATCCCAACCATTTGTCTTTTGTACGTCGGATATTTCCGAAGTTATTGTTTCTGATACCTCTAGGTGTAGTCATAATTCTCTAATTTATAAGTTATACAATCAAGCTCCCAAATTCTTCCGCCACCACCCGAAGCTTACATAGTGGTGTTTCTCCTCACACGGGAGTTCCCAAGTATCGGCAATCCATGTCGCGTGCCTCTCGAAGGAGATGCTTTCCACGTTCCCTTTGATTACATACTCCACCAAGTACAGGATGTTGTACGCATACATGGGAATGAGCAACAGCAACAACTGCCACCAGCTAGGTCCGGCTATTGCGAAACACACGAACATGAGGATGATGGCAAGTGCGGCACCAAGCCAAAAGCAATCCCAATACTGTTTCACACGGGCTTCCCAATAAGCCGTTTCCCACCCGCTTAACACTTTCTCCGAAGTTAACACGACGCCAAAAGGCATGACATTTTCACCAAGGACCTTTGCGATTTTTGAATAAACAATTTTCATTTCTTTTCCTCCTTTTCTATAATATTATTAAACTCTTCCTTGCCCGTCTTGAACACTTTGCCCAACACGGCGGCAACCAATGCCTTCACGTTCAGACTGTATCCTTTAGGCTTAAGGATATTGCTCACAATCGAACAGAACTCTATGCCACAGACCAACAGGCAAGACCATTTGTCTATCCCATATCCTCCGCCCATTGACACTTCAATCATGCAAACCATGCAGACGAATGCGAAGTATGTAACCATCTTACCCATCGTCCTACGCACCGCACTGCTTATCCTCACTTCCTCGTTCATCAAAAGCGATTTTCGAATACCGAAAGCCAAATCACACATAATGACGGCGAAGCTAGCCATGAGCCACGGTATCATGTGAGCAATGGTCGCCTGCAAGAATGTGGACGCGACAGTTGCGAACATCCCGCAAACACCTTGTGCGAATGTTTCCTTGCTAGCCTCGCTAATCATGACATACCTCCTTTCAAATAAGACAGGAACGCGAACCTAGGACGGCTGTCTAGGTAGTCGGGAATGCCCTGCATCGCATACGCTTCACGCTCAAACGAGATGTTGCGGTAAGCCGTGTGACTGTCTCCATACTGGCACAGGCGCACAACCCATTCAATGACATACCACAGATAGAATCCGACATACAGAAGCTCCTTCATCTGCTCCGTGTGGATTCTCTCATGGTTGATGTCTTCTTCATCCAAACTGGCTCCGTTCCTGACAAACAATATCCCAAACAGGTTTACTGCCTTGAACCCATTGAAGGGAATGATGTTGTTGTATACTATCTTCATTCCGTCCCCTCCTTACATGCGTCCTCGAACGCTTTCTGAACAAAGGCTTTGAAACCTTTGAAAATGTATTTCCTTACCTTGTCAACCTCTTCATTGGTCAGCTCGGTGCACCCTTCCTTGTAGATACGCATCGCGATGTCCAGCTCTCCTAGGTCGGATGTCTCGGAATAGATGAGGTTGCCTAACTCCTTTGCGATACCTCTAGGTTTGAGGTTGCCTTCTATATCTCTAATTGGCAAATTGTTAAAGTCGATTTTCATAAGCTTATGGTTTTAAATTATCTATTCAAGTTAAGTTGCACGACAAATACACGAGACTCATAGACGATATAACAGTCAAATGAATCACCCTTATCTAGTTGGGGAGCACTCATTACATTGCCGTTATGGTCATAGAATGTTGCACTTGCCCCATTTACAGCTAACGTAAACGGCTGTGTAGACATTGGATGACTGGCAATCGTGAAACGGACAACAGGAGATGTAGAAGAACTTACCCCTAATAGATATTGCATAGTGCTTCTGCTAGGGAAGTAGATAGTCCGATTTACAGTATTATATGCCATGAAATTGCTACCTTGGTCTGCGGGTAGGACAGTAAAATCACTTTGCGTATTGAATGCACGAACTTGTTCCATCACTCCTTGATTGGCAACAATGATTCCCCCATCTGTTCGTAACGCCACATTTGCATTTGCGACATTATCAGATACAATTTGAACTGCGGGAATGTATTTTTCACTATCTAAGATAATATTTCCTCTTCGATAGAAATAGGCACACATTCTAGTTCTGAAATCTTCATCATTTTCAGTAGTTGGGTCTGCATTTTCTCCAAATCGTATCTTACAATTAGATACGCTACTAGCTGAGTATGTAACTTTACGCTCTAATCGGAACATCTCGGGAGTAATGGTAACTTCATTGCCTGCATTGTCTTTCTTATATAGACCTGCATTTGTAATCTCAAATTCCCCAATAGTTCCACTACCGGCTATAATCTCACCTTCCACAGTTGCATTTACGGCGTGAAGGTTGGTTATGGTAGCATCCCCGCTCACCGTGATATTCTGTGAAAGCAAATCGTTTACTTTAATCAACGAAGTATTGATATACCCACCGACAATCACAGTCTCACTTTCCAACGCCTCCATAAGCTCATCCTTGGCAATGTAGTTGCTCAAATCAACGTCCTTCATAAGCTCATCGGCAACGTCGCTAGACAACATGGAGAACGTGACCTTGCCGACCAAGCTAAGCTCCTTGCCAAGTATCTTAATGCCGTTTGCAGTCATCGTCAGGCTGGACTCTATCTCGTTAATCGTAGCATATTCACCTAACGCCGTAGTCCACGGAGACGGGACTATGCCTTCCTCCAGCTTGATGCCACATACCCAAAACGGAATACTGGCGCTCGCTAAATCAGCCCATATCTGAACATCCTTTACACCTGCCGGATGCGCGGAATCACCACATTTGAAGCAATAGACCCAACGATACCATTTGTTTGCTTTAGGAATTGAGAACGTTCCTTGAGAAGTATTAAAAATACCACAACTAATTGATTGATTCGTACTGCTGACCCTAACCCATGCAGATAAAGTATAGAATTTACCGCTCTCAAATGTGTATTCCTTATAATAGCCGGACCCACCCAATGTACTACGATAGGGAGTTAGACCGTCCTTCATCATGCTTGTATCCAAGGTAACATTATTGACTTTCGACACATCCCAGCCGTCAAAGTCCTTGGTGCCTTCAAGCAAGTTTGTGCCCTGATGCGTCATGTCATCCGCGTTGGCGTCCCAATCCGTAGACTTCTCGCCCTCCTCCAACTTGAAGCTGTCAATGTATATCGCCAAGCCTGACGACCAACCGCCGTAGAACGTGAACGACTTCTGACTACCGCTATTGGCTGTGAAGGTATGAGTGAACTTCTGCCGTGTCGTAGTGAACGCGACAGACCGTTGACCGCCATTCACGAACCCTACACTATTGATAGTTGCACTCTTGCTAGCCCTAGCATAGAATGTCCAAGTGTACTTCTTGTTTGCCGTACATTCGTAAACGTCGGAGTAAGGACCTGCTGTAGTAGACACAGAACTCGTAGTACAGTTAATCTTGACAATCATTCCTGAAGGAACAGAGACGTCACTGTACGAATCATACAAATATACCCCGCCATTGGACGAACTCGCAAAGTTCCATGTAGCAGACCCCTTGACAAGGTTGCTCCCCCCTATCTGCAAGCCCTCAATGGCATCTTCGGCAATCGCCTGTGCCTCTGACTGTGACACCTTCAGCTGAATCTGTTGGGCATTCTGCTGTATTGACGATTCGGCGGAAGTGACACGGGACGATAGGGTATCAATAGAGTTTCCCACGCTCGTCAAAGTCTGCGTATGCTGTGACACAGTAGAAGTGATACCGTTCATGGTCTGCTCTATCGACGAAATCTTATTATTATACGTCGTGTTCGTAACGTAGTTGGATAAGGTCTGCGTCAACGTGGACTGGTCAATCTTGGAACTGATTTTACCATCCATGACGGACAACTCTGTTTCCGTATCTTCCCGGAATGTCGTAAACGCGCCGCGCAAATCTTCAGGTGCAGGTTGCCAGCCAGTAGCCTTGCTGCCTTCTTGAAGTTGGGGCAAAGCCATGTAAATGTCGATAGTTGAACCACTGGTTTTCCACACCTTCAACATGCACCATGACGTAGTGGGCTTGATGGTGACACTGTAACGTTTCCACGTCGACGAAGCGGTTACAGACAAGCTGACAGTCGGGCATGAGCCATTATATGTCGTGAAGTACAATGTACCTCCAGCGCTTACTCGCGCATAGAAAGAGAGCGTATAAGTCCCCACCGGATAACCCCCGGTACTTAAATCAATCAACCACGTGCGGAAGTATCCGTAACCGGAACTTGTACTACCATTGCCAGCCACGTTTAGACGAAGTGACGGATGACCCATATAAGTATAGTTGGTGTTCCGTGAAAACGCCACATTGGTGCCGGAACGGGCAAACAATTCTTCTTGGTCGCCCTCTTCATCCAACCCCGACATACGTAACAGGTTCACACCTCCGCCACTAGCCGCATTGGCAACCTGCTCGTCGGTATAAGTCTTGGAAGAATTGATTGCAGCCGTAATGGCTTCATTAGTTGCCGTGAATTTGCTCTCCACAGTCACCTTATACGCCTGCAAGTCACTGTTCACTTCCCCGGCAACCTCTTCCGCATAGTCCTTGGCTGCCTGTGCTATGGCATTGAGAGCGGTAGAGCGTTGGGTGTAGTAAGTGGTCTGCCGTGTCTCGAAATACGACGGAATGGATATAGTCTCCGGTGTTGACGCCGATAACGACACAAGCACACTACGATAATTCGTGTATGCCGTATTGTATGCCGACGGCGTGCCAAGGTTATACTTGGAATATTGGCTGTTTATCTCCGAATGGTCCCCATCAATACGTGCAATCTCGTCCTTCAACGACTGTTTCTCGGTCGGGCTTATGACCCCATCATCTGCCCATTCGTCCAGTCTGTCCTTCGCATCCTGTGCGTCCTGTGCAGCCTGATTGGCATCTTGCTGTGCCTTAGCTGCGTCCTCGATAGCTTGGTTGGCTTTCGTATCGTCGGTATACTTGGAAGCAAGCTCCCAGTGGTTAATGGAGAATGGTTGCCCAGCTGTCTTGGCTGTCTTGCAACGCAACAGGTCATTGTTATAGCTCCCATATGTGGCATTCACCCACAAGTCACCGACATCATACACGCTTGAAGCGGTAGGAGTGTTGACGAAGACTCTACGCTTTCCGTCGGCGGTATCCTGTGCCTTCTGTGCGTTGGCAAGGGCAAGAGTAATGTCAGAGTCGGTTATCACCTGCCATACATAATTGCTGCCCTCCATTTGGAAACGGTATGCCTTCCCTTCACCGGAATAGTAGAGGTCGCCCAAATGCTGGTTCTTCAATTCGGTAGTGGTCCAGTTGACTGCCGGAGCATTATTCAGGGTCGGGACAGGCTCATAGAACCATGTCTCGATAGCACCGTCAACCTGTTTCTTCAACTCGTCAATGTCCTGAACCACGCTCTCAACAAATTCGATGCTCTCTGTCAGGGAGTCAATACGGTCGCTAACACTACCTACTGATGTGTTGACATATTCCTCAACGGTCCTCCCGTTCTCCAAGACAAATGTCCCGGTGAAATGGTTGCCATTGGGAGAAACACGTATCTTCTCCGTACCTTCCAAAGAGTACGTATGGATACCGGAATGCTGTGTGAGGCTCGGAGAGCCTTCCCCGTATACGGAAATGATAATGGCGTTCTGTCTAGTCGTATCCGTCTTGTTGCCTAGAGTCACAACGCTATCACCTGCCTGTGGAATGTCGCTGCCGGACTCACAGTCAGTTTTGGAAAGCTCGATATAGTCATCGCCAACAGCAGTAACCGCTCTCCAATAACGCCTGTTCCCGACATTCTCATATACGCCTTCCTTGATGTTAAACGTTTGTGACAATACAAGGTCATTCACACGGAACATGTTTTCAGTCGCCGTCTCTCCATCATCGGAAACGAAATAGCACTTGTAAGTCGTGCCTGTTTCTTCAACACGGGAAATGACAATTCCTGCCGGGGAGAAAATGAAATTGCCGCCTGAATAGGACAGCTTCTTAATCTCCAATTCCGTAAAGAAAGCACGCATTCTTACGAACAGTTCGTCAACCTCAAGATATGAATGACCTGCCGCATTCTTCTTCAGCAGACCATAGCCTGTACCAAGTGCTCCCGTAAGGAAATCGTCACTCTTCAAGTCGCCACGCAAGAGCAGAGACAGGAAGTTTGCCGCTCCATCCTTGGAGATAGTGGCTCCTGTCTTGCTCGTCACAGCGTCATAGCCTACTGTCAGAGCCTCACGGACCAAGGTGTTAAGGAACTCAGCATTCCCCTCCTCGTCAATCCTGCCTCCTGCAAGCTTCTCGGAGTACACGCCGAAGGTAGCACCTGCAAGAAGGGCTATAAGATACCGCGTGCTGTCCGGTTGGTCCTTGCGAAGGAATGTAGCTAAAGAACGAAGAGCGGAGAATACATTTGAATCACTAGCAGGAGTACTATCGTTTGTTTTTACAACATAGACGCCATTTCCTCCAGAACCTACATATTTTGAACCTTTATAAACTAACGTTTCAACTTTTTCCTCAACATCCCCTAAGCGACTATACCTAGCACTTTCGCCAATAATATATACAGGGGAATCTGTTGGAATATCCAAATTCATTTCCCAACCTATAACGCGGCTGACACGACCTTCAGTGGGGAAATAGCCGGGATTGACCAGCCTGATGCGCTGACCAACGTCGAACGTGCGGTGCAAAAGGTCGCCCTTTACCCAGCTTTGGCGCAGGGTAGTTGTATAGGTTCCATCATCAATCATGGTTTTCTGCACGTACTCATCGGCACGTTCTTTCAACTCCTGTTCGGCTAAAGGAACATATTGATCGCTTACTAGTTGAATATCGAACCCATAAAGTATGTACGTATCGCCATTTTCGGGATAAATAGTTTCGTCAGGAAGCAGACGACCGTAATCTTCGTTCGCAACAATCTCCCAAAGTTGTTCTTCTGGTTCTGCATTCTCGGGATTGAATGTGACGGCAAAGTCTAGACCGTTGAGTTTGCCAGACTGGAAAATAACATGTAACTCTTTTCCGGGCAACACGTAGTCTTTGCTGAAATTAAGCCCAGCGTCGCGATATTGGTAGGCTTTAAAGGTGTCAACCTGCTCGCCGTCTTCTCCAGTAACGGTCCTGTCTACGGTATGCACGTCGGACAGCGTGCCTACGCGGCGTGGGTAGATGTTGTCGAACACAACGACAGTCTCCACCACTTCATGGGCTGCCATGCCGGGATAGGCATCAATGTAGGGCGTGTCCTCGGGAAGCATCAGGTGTTTCTGTACCACGCCGTTTACGGTCAGGCTCTCGTCTGTGGAACGGTAGTTGTCGGGAATGTTTTTAGTAGAGCCAAAAGCATAAACACGTGTAGCAAACGTTCCCTTGCTTTCATTACGAGGCATGGTTGACGCTTCGATGCCAAGCTCTATTTTGACGGCATCCGAGTGTTCACATCGCCCGAAGTGAATCACATTCTCCGTCACCCAAACGTCACAATCCCAATTATCTTCGCTTCCCATAGAAAACAACGCATCGAGCAGGTGTATGTTGTCATACGTCATAGCCACTGCCTTATTTTCAACAGTAGAATCTATTTCTACTTCGTAGGGAGTACCGTTGTAAGTAAATCCGAGTGAAGAAAGGTTGCGAAGAAATACACCCATCTGCACATCGAGCGGAGCGGTGAGAGACCACGAGGCTTCCCCAGATGTGTTTTCCGGAGTGTACTTGAAGATGAAGTTATTCCATAACCAATAGTAAGCATTCAGGCGCAACTGATATTCATAGGCTCCGGTCGATGTGTTGTATGTCGGATTCTGATTATCCGTCACATAATACATTTTGGCAAGCTTACCTCCTAATGAATCATCAAATGTTCCACGCAGATCCACATAAGAGCCTATTTTAAAATCAATTGGCACAGTAAGCTTGAATGGCAACACGATATAGTCATGTTGCATCAATGAATAATACCCTTTAGCTCCTGAATTTAACGGGATAGTATGAAGGGTAAGTCCTGTAGCTGATTTTATATCTATTTTCATATTTGGGGTTTCGTGCGCCTTCACACGATGCTCCTACAAAATTAGAATAATGTGTTTGAAAAACAATCACTTTAATCTAAATTTCTGTCTGTCGGATTCGGCTCGTTAAGTTTCAGGATAAATTTGCCTATGCCTCTCATGAATTGACTGAATTGATTACAAGACAGATAAATTGTCTTATAAACTACATCGGGTTGATATTTAGTCCTTATATACAAAGAACCATTTCTAAGCTCTTCGCAAAAGCTCAGATACTGTTCAAAGAAAGCTTCTTCCGTTTTTGCTGTGAGATTGATTTGCAAAGTCAAATCTCTTTCATCAACTTTTGGATTATCAATATCTACTTGTGTGCCATCCTCAATTCTAGAACTATCTTTCGGAAATTCTTTCAATGGGGCCGGAGTCATTAAAGCAGATAACGACGTATTATCTATGCTTATTCCCCATGTAGTATAAGCATCCTTATTGTTAATAAATAATTCACCTGTCATAATGCGACTTTTATATTGTTGTTAATTTCATCCAAAATCACGCTAATTTTATTCCAGATTCTCTTCTGATAGCCAACTATATTTTCTAAATGGCCATTTGATAATGATGCGATATTTCTGATTTCGGAAAGCAAGATATTTCTTTCATCAGCTAATGTTGTAAGGTTTTGCATTGATGATATGTTAGACAATATTTGTATGCCGACTTCATATAAAGCAGTAAATCTTCCGCTTAATTCTCCGGCATCTTCATGAGTCATTTCAGTACCATATCCTCGACTTGTAGATTGTTGAGTGGTTGTAGAAGATTCTCCTGTATATCCTGTAAGGTCAGCTATTTGGTCGCGAATATTCAGACCTTCTTGAACAAATGATTCCCATTGATTCCGGTATGCATTTATTTGCTCTTGTGTAAGTTCGCCCTCTTGCTCGTTCATTGTGTCAGTCCAAGATTCGTACCATTTCTTAAGTTGCTCATCTAATTGGTCTCCAATGGAAAAGTTGAGAAGGGAACGCATCATATATTCGCTAAAGTCATCCGCGAAATCACTAGCTTTTTTCTCCATATCCATAAGCGAATCAACAAAACTATCTCTCATACTATCAAATGATATTTGAGCTAATGTTTCACGAAGCTCATTTGTCATTTCCAGTACTTCACCAGCTTGATTGGCATAATTTTCCCAGTCCTCCTTAAAACGCTCGCCTCCATACTTACCCTGATTAATCATCTCGGACCATATATCAGGGAGATGAGTGCGAATCTGATTCATTTGGTCAGCTGTTAATCGAGAAAAATCATTCCATGTATTGCTTAAGCTGGTGCCTAGTAAACTATTTATTTGTCTTAAACTATTGGCGTTGAGATTCCAATAATAAGCATTAGAATGATGTGAACCAGTGTAGCGCATTTGAGCATCAAGAATTTGACGAAGATTTTCTTCATACCTACTTTGCGCTTCAATAGCTTCATTATATGCCTTGATGGATTTAGTTCCATTCGTCCCTTGCATCTCTTCCTTTAATCCATCAATAGATGTTTTTAGCGCATCGTTTGAAGCCGTTAATGATGCTATTTTTTCCGCGGTTTCTTTTGCGTTATTTCCAAATGAAGTCCACGAGCTGAAACCTCCAAAAGTTACTGTATCAAGAATGCTCCCGATATGACCTATCGCATTCATGAGAGGTCTGGTTATAGTGTCACCACTAAGAATATCATCCAAAATCTTATTACTAATTCCAAAAACAGTATCCTGTAAAGAAGTGATAATACCACTAATGCCATCCTTTGCAATCATATCTAACAATCCAAGAATTGCAGAAATTATAGCTCCAGCTGTGCCAGCTGAACCTAATGCTTTTGACAACGATTGAGCTGCAGTACTATCCTTCCCTAAAAGAGTCTGAAATCCCTTAGCTAAAGCATTCCCAGCGTCTTTAGTGAGGTCTCCGCCAAAAAGTTTATCTAATGACATTATACCTTCACCAACACCCTTAAGAGAACCTGACGTAAGACCTTGCAAGCCTGATTCTAAAGTTTGGAACATATTAACGGCTTGCTGAGAGGACGATTGTAAATCGGATGTAGTCTGTTGAACTTGCAATCCAAATTTATTAACTTCCTCACTTGCATTATTCAACACTGACTTAGCTAAATCAACTTCTTGCTGCAAAACATCTACGTCACTTCCAGATAGTTCTGCTTCAATTAATTTTTCTTGCACTTTTGAAAGAGCAATTGAAGCAACACGTTCTTTATCTTGTGCCTCAATATACCCTTGCATAGCTGTTTGATAAGATATAATATCATCAGACAGTCTCTTAAAGATATCGCTATCCCAAACGGTGTTAGTACGCTCCAATTTGGAGATTAGTTCATAAAGAGTTTGTTGCTCTTCAATACTAGAAGATTTAAAAGCATCCGATTGAGCAATAGTTTTTAACTGATCAATGGTAGGCTGAAGCTGTTCACGGAACATTGTACCAAATTCTCCAAACACACTGCCCCAATCAATTTGCTGTTTAATAGCGTTTATCTCAACCTGCTGAATTGCCCGGTTGCTTTCAGCCTGCAATGAAAGACGCTCACCTTCAGTTTCAGCGCTTTTTATCTTTGCGGCATATTCTTCTGCAATTGCAAGTTTCTGTTGTTGAAATGAACCGTATTCTTTCAAATAATTTCTCATTGCAGATGCTTCTGCTTTGTAGGTCTCTTCAATTTGTTTAACACGGTTTTCTTCATTTAATTTATTTGCTCTATCAATTTCCGATTGCTGTTCAGGAGTAAGTATCCCATTAGTAATTCCGGCTTTTTTATTTACCTCAGACAATTCACGAGATTTCTTCTCTATTTCAGCTTTTTGTACATCATATTCATCCCGAATTTGTTTGAGTCTCTTTTCCATTCCGTCCTGCATAAGAGCTGTTTCTTTCTCTTGATTTTCACGACGAAGTGATAGTAAAGATTCATAAGCTTCTTTTTGGGCTTCTTTTTGTTTATCAAATTCTTTCTTTTGTTTAGAAGAATCTGTTACACCTCCAAGAGCCCTGAAATCACTTTCAGCTGAATCTGCATCTTGTTTGGCTTTAATATAAGCATCCCTAGTCCCGTTCTTAGCATCTTCAAGCGCTTTTATCTTGGCTTTCCAATTGGCTTCAGCTTCTTTATACGCTTCACGATAAGTTTTCTTAGGTTCTGTCTTTTCTGCTTGAAGACTAGAAATGAGAGAATCAACTTCATTTAATTGACTCTGTGCATTATTGAAGCGCAATTGAATTTGGAAGGGAATTACATAAGTGGGAATAGATTCTAACTTCTTTTTTTCCTCATCAAGGACACGTTTAGCTTCATTATATTCATTAAGAATCTGTTCTCTGTTGCTTTTGGCTTTTACAAGTTTAAGTTCAACGGGCTTAGAGTCCTCAGCTGCCTTTTGCTTTAAACGTTCAAATTCAATAAGTTCATCTTCTGCCAAAGATAATTGTTCTTGCAAATAGGATATTTTTATAGCACCTTGTCCAAATATAGAATGCAATAATTCACTTTCTTCAACTGTTCTATTGGCGGTAAGTTTCTTAGCCGCAGAAATTGCATTATTCCATTTATTGACTTCATTTATGAGATGAGAATATTCTAACTTATCAAGTTCTTCATTGTACAACTTAGTTACATCCGTTAAGGATGCAACGGAAAGCTCTTCCCTACTATAAGCTTCAACTAGAGCAGGGGAAAGTTTCTTCAACTCTTCATAAGCGCGAACCCGTGATAATTCTGTTTCATTGTTATCCTGAATAATACGAATAAGTTCTTCTGTTTTAGATTTTCGCTCATCTAATTGTTCATTTAATTTTTCTAGCTCTTCACGATGTTCACGAGTGGCTTTTTCTGAAACAGATTCAGCTGTCGCCAACTTGTAAATAGTATACGTTAATCCTGCTACAGCCGCAGCGGCTAAAACATAAGGATTAGCTAACATGGACAATCCAAGAGCACGACTTGCGGCTATAAGCCTTTTCTTAGCAGCGATAAGAAGATTGGTAGATTTTACAGCACTTGTCTGTGCCGATGTATTAAGAATAGTAGCTGCAGTTTCTGCTTCTTTACTAGCTGTAGACGCATTAGTATATGCGACATTAGCATTTGTTCTTGCGGCTTCAAGTGCTTTGGCGGCTGAATATCTATTGCTTTCCGCTATACCCAGTTCTGTTTCGGCACGTTCGATAGCTTTAGCATCCTTACTACGAAGTGCAGCGCTATATTTGGCATTGGAAGCTGCAACTTCAGATTCGGCTGCCTCCATATTGATTGCGGCTGTAGATAGGGCTAAGTTGGCTTCTTGATATTGAGCAGTTGCAGCCTGAGCTTTTAATCTCAATGATTCAACATACGCAGTAGCTTCAGTACGCATAGCAATTACTTGTTCTGCTTTCGCCTGAGATAAACGCCCACTAGCAACAGCCTGTTCCAAGTCACTTTCAGCAGATGCTTTTTTTTGAGGAATAAGCGTAGACAGTTCGGCTATTTCAGAAGCATAGGATACAGAAGTTATTGCTCTTTGGTATGCAGCAACTGCCATGAGAACAGCTTTATATGCACCATAAGCAGTAACCAACGCCATAACCTGTCTACCAACTTCTTCATAATTTTCTATAAGATATGAAACACCGGAAAGAGCTTCGTTAATAATACCTTCACTACTTTTACCAATATTATTAAGCATGGTGCTAAAGGCATCCTCAATATTTGATATTTGACCGGTGATTGTCTTGCTTTGTTCCTGCATCAAGTTATAAAACATACCACCATTATTAGTGAGATTTTCTATAACTTTTTGCACTTCAGGAAAGCCAACTTTACCAGCTTCAACCATAGATTTGATTTCAGTTTCAGCCACTCCAAATTCTTTCGCTAATTCACGTATCATCGGAATACCACGTCCCGTAAACTGATTCAAATCTTCAGTGTAAAGACGCCCCTGTGTCATAGTGGTACCGTAGAGATATACCAAATCATTCAAAGGGATAGACAATCCGGCTGCTATATTTCCAAGTCGAATAAGGGTATTATTGACATCTTCAGCAGCGGTGCCATAAGCAAGAAGTTGTCTGGCTCCATTAGCGACCCCCTGAAGGTCGAAAGGTGTTTTAGCCGCAGTTTCAACAAGTTGAGACATCAAAGCATTAGATTTACTAATGCTTCCACCTAACATCGTGGTAAAGGCGACTTCCAATTGCTGAAATTCTCCTCTGACACGGACCATATTACTAACTAGTTCTTTTATTGTGAAGCCAGCCCCAAAGGTTGCCGCCGCTTTAGACATTCGAGAAAATAAAGCTTCAATGTCTCCTCCTTCTTTTTCAATAGATTGAGACATGCTTTTTATATTTCGCTTAGTTTCATCTATTTTGCTTAAGAGATTCGTGTTATCTCCGGTGATATCAAAATGAAGTCCTGCCATAGTCTTTACGATAATTATGTGCCGTATAGCTTAATACGGGATATTTAAACTTGTCTATTTTTGTTAATTGTCAATTCCAGTTCATAGATTTTATCTTATCTATATTGCGAGGGTCGTCACCACTGATATAAGTCCTATCTTGAGGTATACGCAACTTCTTCATTTCATCCTTGCTCAAATAAATCGATGTAATAGCATCTGCCATGAGCATTTGAAGGTTAACGTAACTGATTCCCCATACTACGTAATCCATCGTCCAGCCGTAACGTTGGCAAGCGAAATCAATTAGTGCCCCGTAAGTGCTTAGCCCTCCAAATGATACAGAACAACCTTCCGATTTCATTTTGGATATTCTATTACGTAGATTGCGCTCCTTATCTAGACCGAAATGTTTGATATACACGTCAACATCATCCCAGGACATGACAATAATCAATAATTGAGCCAGTTCATCTAAATCCAAATTCTTACCAAATAATTTGGCTCTTTTGCCAATTTTCGTTTCGTCTAGAATGTCTGTTTTGCAAGAGAATGAATGGTACGATAAAATACGACATACGACATCTTTAAAATCTCTACATATTCTTATCGCTTCTAGATAAGGGTTTGTCTTAAGATTATCCGGACTAAAATTTATGCTATGCATAAGTCTAGACAACAGATATGTTTTACCAAGGCACGGATGGTACAAACAAAAATGCCGACTACCAATATTGAAACCAATTGGCTTCTCCATAATGGCATCGGCAATATTCATTTCGATGTTCTTCTTATCTTCCATAATACGTTGTTTTTAACGTATTTAATACGTATGCGTGGGTACAAAGCCCCCACGCTAGGCTGTCTAGGTTATGTTTCTTCTGTAATCTCCACATTGGAAATAGAGCCGGCAGATTCAGTTACCTTGATAACACCCCACTTAACCTGATTGCCTTCCTCCGGCTTCAATGCGTCATGAGTATAAGTAATTGAACCACCTTCCTCTGTGGTGAAATTGTCTTCGGCAGAAACCGTTGACCTATCAATCATAATGCCAGGAACAAGCGGGTCCTCCGGCTGGACAGCAACAGCATATTGGTGAGCTACAATACCGTCATTGTGTTCAAACGGCATAGTCTTTCCTTTTGCAATGCGGATTTGATAAGCAAGCGCGTAAGTATTGCTTGCATAGCGCACGTCCTCATTTGCTCCTCCTTCCAACTTTGCTTCTTGCTTGTCACCCTTGGTCGGTGTAAGAGTAGTTGAGTTCTCGACTGGAGTGGGTGCTTCCTTCCAAGCGGCAGAGTCTGCATCCAAGTCTTTGATGAAAATTCGGGGTTTACCCCATCCGATTTGTGCCATAGTGCTATATTACTTAATATAGTTAAACTTCTTCGTTGTTAATCTCGATGTAAATCTTATTGTTGATAAAGTGTTCGGTATGACCGTCTTCGAAAGAAGCTCCTGAAGAAAGGACCTTTTGAAAGCTTTCTTTGGCTACAGCATGATAATCGCCTCCTCGGATTGAAAATAGAAACTTGCATAAGTTACAAAGCTCACCAATACGTGTTGTATGAGCTTCCCATGCTTTAGTGCTATCATTGTACTGGTCTCTGATATAGACATTGACGTTCACGAAAGCCTGCTGTGTCTGCCCAGCCCCTTCATTGGAGAGCACAGAAATAACTATGTCCTCCTTTTCGGAGCCTTTTGGTCTTCCACGGTCGGAAAGCTTGCCAGTAACAGCTTTATAAAGCTCACTTCCGACAATCTTACTCCTTACAAACTTCGCTATTTCAATATCCGACTTCATTTCTTAACCTGCTTTTTCAACTTTTCAATCATATTAGGCAATTCTTTTCTTGCAAATAACTCAGGAGTAGCAAGTACATCCTTATTGTCCATCGCTTCAACGTATTCAGCATAGTTCATTCCGGCAACTACTACAAGTACATATTCATTAGTAAAGCTCTTGGCTATCTCTGTAGCTAGGTCTTTACCGACCTTTGGACCGTCAGAACCTTGTTTTACTTGTTGAAAATCAGAATACTGGACAATATTGCCTTTATGAGTAATAAGATAACCAATAGAACTTCTTAAATTGCCTGTGCGGTCTATCCAGCTTAATTCAGGAGCGCGGTCACGTGCTAGGCTTACGCATTGTTCTCCTAAATAGGCAAGAGCACGTATTGTAAGCCTGTATATTCGCTCTGTTTCTGCTTTCAAGTAAGCATCGACTTCGCTCATTGGTGTTGTCATCCTTATACCCACAATTTGCACTGATGTTGTTTACGGTCGAAACCTTTCACTTCAAACTCTCGTTCAATTCCTCCGTAGAACAGAATCTTCACCCTGTCTCCTATAGCGAAATCCTTGGAACATACGGGGAGTGTCACTTCGTATGAATATGCGCGAATCACGCCATCCTCAAATGTTCTTTCGGTTGCTTTCCCGGAAGTTACCGCATCGCAGTGTATATTACCTTCCCAACGGGCTTCTCCGGGATGGTAGTCTCCATTCTCGTCTTCATAGCCCTTATCGAAGATGAGATAGCTTAATCGGTCAGGTTTTATCTTCAAAACTGCCATACAGTTATCCTCCTATATATACTGTTGGTCTCAATTCGACATCCTTCGGTTCTTCACCAATCGCTTCGTAAATTTTGTTCATCAACGAAATGATTGCAGTTATCTGTTTGTCGGAGAGAGAGCCAATAGACTTGTCTGCTTCAGAGAAATTGATTGCCTGAATAAGCGAATAAAGACAATCAGCGTGAGCACCCATATACTCTTTCGAGTGGGAGACATCAAAATCAAACTCATCTTCAGGGTTAAGACCTCGTTTAATCATTACATTTTCCACGAATCCTACCGAAATAGGGTAGTGTATTTCGTCTATGAGTGCTTGCTGTATTGTCTTCATACGTTATCCTTCCAATTTTACCTTAATCACCACTATCCTTATATGCTTCGACAGCGGACTTCAGTTTGTTTTCCTTGTAGTCGCTCAATTTGTTGACGGCTGCAATAAGGTCTGCATCCGAGACATTAGTGCCAAGGTTTTCACCAGAAATCTTGTTGTATTCAGCAACAAAGTTCGACTTGGTGTAGGTATTCCCCCAAATGGTAATCTTGGTGTCACCAGTGTCGCTACCTTCGGCTGTCGTGTCAATTGCTTGAGCTTCCGAGATGTCGAGAGAGTAGAGTTGGTCTACGTTCTCGATAACTGGAACAACTACCTGCTGACCGCTGGTCATTTCTTTCAGCGGATTCGTCTCGGAATACTTACTGATGAGTTTGTACTCGTCAATGACCTGATAATCCACGTCCTTCACGCGGTTAGACATCTCAGCAAGCTGACCGTGTACCAACGCGCCAATCATCGTTTGACAGGTGAAGATGAGCTTGTTCTTGTTCCACGGCTTCACAGAGGTCTTCACGCCATCCTTCTCAAGCAGGATGGAGCGGTCGATAACGCGGAAAGTGATACCGTTGTTATCGTCAGCAAACGCCTCGTTGAACTTGGAGGCGACAGGCACGGGCAGATTGGTATCGTCCGTATAAATACGACCGTCATAAGAAGCTGCAAGCTCCTTAGCTCCTCTAGTCTGTCGCAAGGCATCGTAAGTGGACTTGGCTATCCAAATTTGAATGATGGCGTGTCCATTAGCATCTGCAGCTTCAATGACACGCTTGATGTCGCCCAACGTAAGGCTACCTTGCGTCTCAACGCCAAAGCTATGCTCAGGCATGTAGTTGTAGTTGATACGCATAAGCGCATTAGGCTTGTCATCATCCTTGATAGCCAAATAGCCGTTCGAGAAGCCAAAAAGTAAGTTGTATTCGTTCTTCTCGTCCAAGCCGGCGTCACAAGCGGCGGGGTCATTGGCAAGCTTACGGGCGATACGCTGCGGGGTTGCACCCTGAGCTTCCATGATACGGATGTTGATGATGTCAGATTCCTTCATGATACGCTGGATACCGCTCTTGGGAATCTTGCCATTAGCCGAAACGATGCTGTCGCGCGACTTGATGGGCAGTTCGGAATCCAATGCCACGAAGTCAGCGGCTACGTAGCGGGTGTCAACGCTTCCGCTCTCCCACTTGTTGTCCGGAGAATACTCACGGTGCAGGATGGACGTATCCTTGTGCAAGTAGGTCAACTGTCCATCGCGCTTTCCGTTGACCTTCTCGACAAACATCTGCAACTTGGGGAAGAACTTGGCAACATAGTTATGAAATAATGATGCTTGCATAATCTTTCCTCCTTTCTTTAATCATGTTCAAATACCAGTGTGGGAACAGCCGTCTTCAATGCCGTCTTGATGGTGTCAAGCGGATAAGGGCTAGCCACATCGTTAACTACTCCAGTGTGCATGATGCTCACAAAAGGCTCTTTAACCGATTTCGTGGCGACTGCTACACCTACATACTCGTGGTTGGACGGCAACGAACCGTAAGCCCCGCTTGATACAGGCATGGGCTTGTACACGTCGTTGGTTGTGTCATGGATGATCACGTGTCCGGCTCTGATGAACTCTTCTGTGAAGCCTGACACATCAAGGACCTTACCGCCTTTTACACCAGCGATATATTTGCGGATAACAATCGGGTCTTTACCAAACCCAAAAGATTCAATTGTACCTACGTCAATAGCCATCTTTTAAAATTTTAGATTAGAAACTATTAGCCATTTCCTCAATGTCTTTGTCGGAGAATGGCTCATCTTCCTTCCTAATGCCCTTACCGCCACCTGCAGCTGGAGGATTGCCTAGTGCAGCCAATCCAGCATCCGCACGTTCTTGGTTGTAGGCTTTCAGGTCTTCTTCAACTTCTGAATAGAAATCATCAAACTCTTCATCGGTTTCAAACCTCATTCGGTCGAAGCTTTTCAGGATACGACTACCGTAGGAACCCGAATCTTTGAGTAATTCAGCCAGTTTAGACTTGCGAGACGTAGTGATTTTTTCACCTTTCAGTGTCGCAATTTCACCACGAAGCGTCTCGACACTATCAACAAGCCCCTTAGCCCAAGCTGGAGTCTCATCATTTCTATCATTGTTGTTTTTGTTGGGTTTTGACCCCGGTTGACGTTTGCCTCTTTGGATAGGCTCGTCATCATCGTCGTCATCGGGTTCAACGTCGTCATTCTTCTTGCGTGCGTCTTCAACAAGACGATTTGCATAAGACTGGCTGACTTGGAGGTAGGGGAGAACCGCATCAATTTTTTCTTCAATCTCTGCGTTTACATCCTCGTCGGAGGCATCCTCGTCGGAAGTCAGGTTATCGGCAATCTTGGCAGCGATACCCTGCAATTCCTTTTTGTTGAACCCGAACGCCTTCACTTTCGGTTTCAACATCAGTAACACTTTCTGTTTTCTGTCCATCTTGAATGTTGTTAAATGAAAAAACGAATAGCCTGCGAAGCAACGTATGCCAGCAGACTATCCGTATCTTCTTTCAAGATGTGCCTCCGCCTAAGCGGACAAATTGGTCTTTACGTCAAGTCGGGTGGCGTACATCTTCATACGCATCTGCCGCAAAGATATGTAAAAGTGTTTGAAAAACAAACATATCAAATAAAAAAAAATATATTGATTACAATATGCACTCATCATTCATTGACAAATATCCAACATCTGATATTATTATGCTGTCTAAAAGCCTAATACCGAGAAGCGATAATGCGTCTTTCATTTGTTTGGTTAGTTGCTTATCTTCACGGCTTGGTTCTAAATTTCCGCTTGGATGATTATGTACAAATATGACGCCTGATGCAAGGCTATCAATAGCATATTTCGCTACCAGCCTAATATCTATCAGTGTGGAGCAAACGCCACCTTGGGAAATCTTTGCATATCCTATCGCATTGTTTGCAGAGTTGACAAGCAGGATAAACGAACTTTCGTATATCAATATGTCTTCGTGGTAGAATTTTCGTGCGAACTCATAAGAATCTTTGGATGATAGGATTTTGACTATCTCGAAGTCTTGTTTCTTCGCTGTAATGCTGTATTCAACTGCTTTCTTTTTCATTGCTCTATCTGATTTGTTTAGTTACTCATAGCCCACTGAACTGCGTAAGCTGCCTTCTCTCTCGTTGGGTAGTAATTTGCATAATTATCCCAAGTGAATCCGAACCTTTCTAGGTCTGACAGGTTTTCAGGAGTGATATTCAGAACCACTTTTTCAGGCTCTTGGTGGTCAATGATCTGACCACCGAAGGTGTGAATTTTATACAATATCTTCCTCATAGTCTGTGATTGTTTTACCATATTCTTAATGCCTTCTTGGGAAGTTTGTTCTCTATCCTACATTTTAGTGCGAAGTCAACAGCTCTTTTCAGTGAATCATAGACCTTGTATTGCCAAAGCTCTCCATCAGTGAGTAATTTATTGCCATCTTCGCTGACTTCCGCGCCGTGGTGTAGTTCATAGACTTCACACCTTCCACCATCCCATTTGCCAATGGAACAGAAATATCTTCTGTTGATGTTTAGCTCTATAACATCAATAGCAGCATCTTGGGAGAAATCAATATGCTCTTTAAGTCCTAATAATCGTAGGTATTTAACTGCTTCTCCTATCGTTTTCATTGCTCTATTGAATTGTGCAGGGCTTTCGCCCTGCTGGTTAAACTTATGGAATCTCTCTCATTATGGCTCCACATTCAGATTCTGAAAGCTCTGATGGTCGCCATTGATTAATGCCATCTGAAACGTAAGCGACACCTCTTTTGCCGCATCTAAGAACTTGTTTTATCGACCAATCCAACAGTGCATATTCGTGTTTATTTGTATCATAATTAAATCCTGTATATTGTGTAGATTTAATTGTTACGGCATTTTTCAATAGATATTCACCATCGTTATCTGTGATGAGTTCTTTTATTCTTGTTTCTAAAACTTTACTTGCTTTCATTGCTCTTCTGTTTTAATTGGGTTATTTTTTAGTATTGTAAAGGTAGTCATTTTCAGGGAGTTAACCAAATATTAAGTCGTTTATTTTTCTGATTACCAGTGATTTAACTTTTGATTGCTTTGGACATAAAACACAAAAAAAGAGCGGCTAAAAAACCGCTCTACACAACTAAACAAAAATAATCTTACTCTTCGTTGACCTTCCTGAAAGGATTGAAGTCCGGGTCTTCCCCTTCTTCCGGTTCGTAGCCATCCAGAATGACGTTAGTGTTGGCTTCGTCTTGCCAACGCTCAAAGACTGCGCGGTCTGCTTCATCCCATCCGGCACGTTCTTCGGGTGTCATGGCGGCTCTCTGGGATTCAATGCGTTTGGCTGTTTCGTCAAACTTCTTTTTCCATTTACGGTTCTCTTTGACCAGCTTTTCAAAGTCGGAAATGGTCATTTTATTGAAATCCTCAGTAAGGCATCCGCCGTGATAATTCTTGTAGGTAAATTCTGTGACACGGTTATCTTTACCAAACTGCCTTATGACTTTTACTCCATTAATCATTGCTCTATAAGTTTAATTCTATAAAATCCATCTTCGTCTATTTTGTAATCAGGTAAAACCAAAAACTTCGTCCCTTTGTCAAACAGCACTTCGTGTTGGTTTTCAGATTTAAAGATACCATTAAATTCTGAGATTTTACTAATATTTCTCCCGTTTTTGCTCTGTATCTCGAAGATTACTCGCTTATGGTTCTTGGGAACGCCATCGTGCGAGATGAACTTAATGGGAGTATCAATATAGAGGCTGGACGAGACGAAACCTTTGTCTGCAACTACATCTCCTAGATGATCAAGGAATCGCTCTTGCAGCTTCTTCATGCTCATGGTCTCGCCACGGTAGGCGATGCCTTCGTATTTGGGGAGTTTGGTCAACGCTTGGCTTATCAGGCGGCTTGCCACATCCACATATTCATCCTCTGTTCCGTTTCGCAAGCGGCGGTTTATCTCCCGGCTAGTAGCCCCTTTGTTGCCAGGCACAACGGGTTGCGTGTAGGCGTTAACCGCAGCCTGCTGTACTTCGGGGATGTTGGGATAGGTTTTGTTGTAATACTCTACGCGACTCATGGAGAGGTTTGTCCTGTTCTTGCGGACAAAAGCTTTTTCGGTCTTGTTGTATACGTTGACCTTGAAGTCCTCACGGATAAAATCTTTGTTGTCACGGATAAAGTAGGGAGTGCTTTCCCAACTTTTTGCCCGATGGATGTTCTTGTCTATCCATTGTTTAAAGTTGTCTGGCACATCCTTCACCTCGTTCACGCTTTCAGTCGTGACTTCGCTACGTCCATCCCATTCCCAAAACTCTTCTTCCGTTTTCAAGATGGGAATTTTATAGCACATATCATTTGGATGCCAACCAGTCCAAACAAAAGTCTTTGGATACTTGCCTTTCAATTGGTCGCAAATATCATCTATGTGGTGGCTACCGGACAACTTGATTTCATAGCCTACCACAAAGTCCATCTGTTGCCAACGTTGGTTTTCCGCCTGACGATAAGCCATGTTGATTTCAGACCGAGCCAGCCGGATAGACCGATATTCGCAATCCTTCGCCTTACTTGCCTTGCCGAACAGTTTCTTGTAATCCTTCTGAAGCTTTGGAAAGTCTTGCAAGTATTTGGAGATTCGCTTGCTAAGCGTAATAGCACTTGTTCCTTTCTGAATAGCACAGGAAATAGCATCTTCAAGCCCTTGTTTGTAGGTTGCTGACTGCTTCCAAAGTTTGTCGGAGACATTCATTCCATTGTCTTTGCGCTCTTGGAAGGCTTTAAGCGCATCACTATTCTTTTGATAAAGAACTTTATACTTTTCTTTATTTATTTGTGCGTCATACGCCCGGAAAACAGAATTAACAAGTAAGTCCTGCACTTCGTTGCTATTTTTCCATTCTTCGGACGTACCACGATAAATAACAGCATTAATGTCTTCCACGAACCGCTTTTGAAGGTCTGCTATTTTCTTTCGAGTTTGTGGATAATCATCCCAACGGAAGGGCTTTTCAGCAGCCGCATTATAGTCCGTATGAATACTGACAAGCTTTGCCGCCTCCAAGTTCAACTCATTATAGATTTCTTCTATAAGTGAAACATATTTGGCTAGCCTTGAATTAAGCTCGTTATATTTGCGCTTTTGATTCGGAATTTTCGGTTTTGCCATTTCTATGTCCTATATGCCATTTGCAACAGACCGGACATATATATGGGACGTATCCAATAAGATGTAATCCGTTGATATATCTTTCTGCTGCTTTTAGGTTATCGAACGCTTTTTTCGATTTCCTCCTTTTGCTGTAATGACAGTGGGGAAACCGCTTTTGAGGAAGTTTCTTATAATAGTCCATGATTATTAGTTCAACAATCTAAGTCCGACTCCGATAGCCACGGCAATCCATACAGGGATGCAGCCAAGTGCCGTAGCGATGAAGTCCTTCCAGTTATAATCCTTATCAAGCCCCTCCTTAATCCATGCTGCCATAAGAGTAAAGAGAGTGCCCGACAGCGGTGTGAGGGCTGTCCTCCAGCCCGTCAGAGACGTTTCCTGTGTCAGGAATACGAATGTGACCATTGCGCATACGACTGCGCCAATGAGGAAGTGGAGCACCTTGTCTGTGCCCACTTTCGAGATGATGTTATCAATAATCTTTGCCATATCAGTCTACAGGTGTTACAAGTGTGTTGAGTTGGTACAAGTCATAGGGCTGTCCCGTTTCCGTGCCCATGATACATTCATAGATGACGTCGTACTGCGTGTAGTACTTGCCTTTTTCGAGAGCCATACCCTGTTCGTAGGGTATCGGGTCTTCGAGCGTCCCGGCGTGTTCTGCCTGAACCTTCTTCCACAATGACAGCGTGTCTTGTGACGGCTTCCAGCTTGCCTGTGTGGTGTGTGCGGTTATCACTTCCCACAGACTACCGTCACAGTTGTATCGCTCGCCTGTCTTGACTTCGATGCCTTCGCTCCAGTCAGGGTAGAAGTCCGCCACGTTGAGGGCTTCGGCGGAAGTCATGCTCATGCTCTGAATGCCTGTCTTGGTGAGCTGCATGAGGTTGTGGATTGCAGCGGCTTGGATGTAGTCGGGGCTTGCTGTGGCGTCCTGTTCGGAATATGCCCATTCTTCTCCGCTTAGGATGGTATTTAGCTTTTCGCTGTTGCGCGGATATGACACGAGGTCGGAGTGGTCTATTCCGATTACGTTGAAGAAGTCCTCATGCAGGATAATCTTTGTTCCGTCTTTTGATTTTCTCATTGTCGGCAGTGGGAATAGCCCGCGTTCCGCCATCCATTGGTTTGTTACGATAATATAGTTCATGTCTGTTCGTTTAAATGTTCAACTTGGCTATCGGGATAACATAATACGATTCGTGGTAATAATTTTTATTCGCATTCGTTCCTGCGAATGAAGCAAACCATATCATATCTATCATACCGTTATCCTTAATTGAGCTAACCGATGATGTAAAGTGTGACTTGCTACTATCAATTAACTCACATCCCCCTATGGCTCTCAACATGTTGTTTAAGCGTGTCAGTCCTCCATAGTAAGCAAACAGCTTCACGGAATCCGGCAGCGACATCAGATAGCCGTGCTGCCCGTTCTTGAAGGTGTAATTGAGGCATTGATTGACAACGCTGTCAGGTTGGCCTGTTAGAAGTGGTGCAAATGCTTGCGTATTGACCTCTCCGTCTTCGTCAACTTCCATTGCGGTAGCAAACTGGTTATAAGCATTCACACCGTCAGGCAGAGTAATTTCTTTGTTAGAGAATTGACCGTATAATGCTCCGTCGGGAGACACAAGGATAATCCGGCTGGTTCCTCCGACGGCTATTTTGGTAGTCAGTCCCACAACCTCGGACTTGTCGATTCCTCCTTGTCTGACGGTATTATACGGAACAAACTCCATGTTTGTCTTCAAGACGCCGAGACACCCGCTGTCCGCCATCTTCTTCCGAAGATTCCATCTGTATTCCAGCTTGATTGTCTCTTCTTTGATTTCCTGTTCGGTTAGCGTGCGGTCGTAGAGGGCGAAATAATAGAGTGTGATATTCATTTGTCCCCATGAACCGCCAGTTCTTGCCGAGATGTACAAATGGCTTCCGTCGGATATGGTGTTGGGAGTCAATTCAATCAAACCGTTATATGAGGTTTTCGTTTGATACGTTACTAACTCGGGGATATTATTACCTATAAAACCGCCACCTCCAAATGAAGCAGTTGTATTAGGACCGCTTAATTGTAACCCACTATTATTACGTTCAAACTCGAACGCTGCTGCACTTCCATTGGATGTACATTTATACGCAAACATACTGTTGACAGGGGCATCGTTGAACGTTCTCTTTGCGATAATAGTGTAGTCCGTCAGCAAAGGCATGTCCTCATTTGACAGGTAGTCCACGACGCCATCAAACCACAGTGCCCCATCCATGAACCCGCTCCCAGTCTCGTTCCATGCGAAGTTGTGGCACGCCAGCTTGTTACCATTGACGCCCACAATGGACGTCGGAGCATCGGCATTCTCGTACCCCGAGAACACCCATGCGTCCACCAAAGAATCGTTGAGGGGAAGTTTACCAACCTTGTCGCTCTCCCTCTTCAACGCTTCCTTAATCATCAAACGTCTTCTAAGCAATCCCATATCACGCTCCTCCCATCACGGCTAAGTTGTTAACGATGGAGACTTGGTAAGTCTTGTTCGCCTCGATAGTGTGGTCTCCAATCCACTTCACGGATTCGGGCATGGTGAGCACGGTTGGTGTGTCTCCGGACTTGAACTCGAAGGCGTACTCTGCCAGCTCATTAGATTGGAGTCCAGTAGTCGTAAAGCCTAAGACTGTAATTGTTCCAACTTCACCCATCTTTTTGAGCGTGTTCGGGTCAAGATTGAAGCTAGCACTTGATGATGCATCTGCGACTTCTTGTACTATGGTGATATTTTTCTTGTTATTCAGTTCCGTCTTAGTGGCAAAGCCAGACTTGTCACTGTTGTAAGTGGATGTATCCAACTTGTTAGCCAGCTCCGTCTTAGTGGCGAACCCCTCCTTGTCGCTCTCATAGGTGGTCTTGTCAACCTTCTCTCCCAACTTGGTAGTAATCGTCGTGGAGAAGTTCGCATCGTTCCCCAACGCATCCGCAAGCTCCTTCAAAGTGTCCAGCGTCGCCGGAGCACTGTTAACCAATGCCGCCACCTTGCTGTCAACCAACGCGGGTGTGGCGTACTTCCCGTCAGCCTCTGTCTCCGTGATAAACTCCGACACGTCGGGCATCTCGACCTTAATCCACGCGCCGTTGTTGCGTCCGTAGGTGCTTCCGTCGGACGGTGCGTCTGTAGGTATCTCGTTCTTCAAAGCGAACGTAGCCTTGTCTGCATTGTACGTCTCGGTGCTGACCTTCGCGTTCAGTTCAGTTTTCGTTGCGAGATTACTAATGTCTGGGATTTCTATCGCCTTATACGTCCCGTCGTCACTGAGGAACTTTGTGCCGTAGCCTTTATATTCAAAATTTCGTATATATTTGTCGGACGTCACGCTTAGATTACTATTAACTCTAATAACGTATTTTAGTAACGACATAGTCGATAAAGTACCTCCACCTGTGACAGTCGATATGTGTTCAAAATTAAGAATTACTTTATCAGCTCCATCATAATAATAATACTTAGGATAATATACGTCAGCTTCATTTACGTATATAATTATTATCTTACGTAACGAAACGGCATTTACTAAAGCTTCATATTGTTCAGACGTCGGATTACCACTAAAATATCCCATTCCATCTGTGTCAAGCCAATCAATCACATACACATCCGATTCAGTAGACAAGCTGTCAAGCTTCTGCTTGTCGGCCGCCGACATGACGCCTGCCTTGGTCGTGGTGGCGGAAGGAATAGTGTCTTGCGCATAATACTTCTCCCCATTCTCACCACTAACTCCGATTCGGGTAAGTACAATCTCATTACCGTTACTTAGATTGTTATCAAGGTAATGATTGATTATGAACCCTTCGGACAACTTATTTTCCACAGCCTTACCCCTAGCACCGTCAAACGCCGTGCCCTCAACCTCACCAATAGGTGTAGCACAGTATGCCTTCAACACACTGCCCTTGACGTGACCCTGACTTCCCGAATCAGCAAACGGATACAGCTCATTGCCTGTCAGCTCCGTACGCTCCGGTACGCCGCTAATCTTCTTACCTTCTATCTCTGCCATATTTTCTACTTTTTAAACACCCTCATTAATCTAACGGGATTACTCTCCAACAGCATGGGAGTCCCGTCCTCCCATAACCATGCGCCAACAGAATCTTCCAACAACCAACAGTTAGATATAACCTCTATCTCGCCACCGCCGGATGAAACTCTATTTCCTTCCCATCCAATGACATGCAAATGGATTGAAGGAATTTTGACCTGAGAAATATCTATTTCTCCAATATCAACATTGCTGCACATAATCATTCTTCTACAAAAAGTTTCGCCGACGTAACTTCCGTTTCACTTTCAATCACTACATTCATGCCTGACGGAATGCAAACCTTGAATAGAATATACTGAGACGGGATTACCTTCTCAAATATTCGAACAGAAGGCATACCTGATATATAAGCAGAAACGCCAACTTTGCCTATTGCTTCACGAGAAAATTGGACGATTGTATCGCCCGTGGAAATATAATTCGCAATATACTTACTGCCTTGCTTTAAAAAGCTCAATTCCTGTTCCATACTACTTGAATATTAAATTAAACATAACTTTCTTCAAACGCTGAACCTAAACGAATCTGTGAAGAGGTAGCTTCTTCCTTTTGAATTTGCTCCAATGTTGCTTGCGGATCATTGCTATATCCTGCGTGTTGGATAGATTCAAGATGGGACATGATAGATTTACCGCCATTAAGCTTAAGCAGCCGGTCCGCTATAGCATCATCATCATTCTGAATAAACGGGGTTATGACATATTCAATTTCAATATTATCTATCTCTTTAGCCCATGATTTGTTCATGTTCTTCAGAAATTCCTTGATAACACTGCCTTCTCGTTCAAAGAACTCAATCCATGCCCCGCTTTCATCACCGACTTTCAAATGCGCATCAGTAAGCAACATCTGTCTAGCATCATAGCCAATATTGCCCAATGACTTCATGTTGTCAAAGGAAATGTCAGGCATTTGCGCCTGCATCCAATAGAGCTTCAGTAAGGTCTCTACATGGTATTTCAATGCCTCAATGGCTTGCGACCATGATACATAAGACACATCACCTCCATTTTCTACACGATAGATTCGCCGGCTCTCTCCTTTATCCTCCTCACCCTTTATTTGACCGGCAATCTTAATGACTGGAGCGGCGTTGTAGGCTATCACGTCAGAGTTGCGAGAAAGCGTGTATTCAAGTTCTTTGCGGATGCGCGTCAAACCGTGGTAGATAGGGACGGGGCGGAATGCATACACGCCAGGAATCTTCATCAATTTGATTTCTTCCACCGTGCCAACCGCTTCCCATTCACTACCTTGCTGACGCCACTTGTAGTGCTTGTCAGCCGTATAGGTCTCGAAGTAAGTTATTTCTTCGTCCTTTACCTTCTTCTTGTATTCAAACGACATGGCCAGCATATCGTCCAATTCATCAAAAAGCGGGTATAATTTCACCCCATCCATAGGTGAGTAGGTCTTGCATTTCAACTTATACTTGCTGTTGAAACCATAAAGCGTGTTCGGTTTCTCCACAACGTACCAGATGGTGAATATTTCGCAAGAAGCAAAATAGGCATTGCCCCGCTTGATGTTTTCGCTATCAATACGGGCGTATTTGTAAATGGATTCTATTGCTTTGGAAATTTGCTGTCTAGTATTATTGCTATCAATATTGTGGTATACACGCTTTACAGGAATGGCAAACATAAATTCTGTCATTCTCTTTGTGAGAAGCTTCTCAAGCCCAAGATAAATGCGAGACGCTTCTTCTTTGGTTCCATCCTTACGAATTTTGTCTTTTCTAGTGGTTGTGTCTGTTACAATCTTATGAAACTTAGGTTCATAAGATTTAAGCAAATTATCCCAAGATGGAAGGATAATAGACTTCTCTTTCAAGTCATTAATAATATTCGCGACAGGTCGCGATGAATCAAGAATTTGAGTAATTGCGTCCATAATTTGGGTTTCACGCGGCTTCACGTGCTGATAGTTAACTGCTACAAAGGTAAATAAAGTGTTTGAAAAACAATCACTTTATTGCATAAAAAAAAGCGCAACTTAAAAAGTCACGCTCCATTGATGCCACATATTCAAAATTCACAGAATGCCTAACAACTCACATTCATTCCTACAGTCCATATCGTCCATGTCTTCAAATCGGCATGCAAATGCGCCTAATGTTTTAAAAGGGAATCCCATGCACAATCTGACTGTATAGAATTTCCCATCCTTTAGAGATTGGACTTCCCAATATTCAATACGATTAGTGTAGTCTTTCCGCACTATACGACCGTGTTCACGAGCATATTCTTCCAACTTATAACGTGACGCGATTGGTGACAACACATTATCAACGAATCCTTTCGCCCATTCTATCTCCATTTTCTTTTCCCGTTCAATAACAGTTCTGTCCCAATCTGTCAATTGGTCTTCAGTATAAGAAATAACTTTCTTGCCAATATCCGTTCTAACTAGTCGGTAGTACAACCCATCTTGATAACACAGATGTCCGCCAAACCATTGGGCATTTTTGAACTTTTCTCTAAATTCTGGATATTTCATAAATTGAATAACCCCTATTTGGTAATGGACGCTGTTATCATCATAATATGAAGTGCAATATCGTTCTGTCACAAATGAAGTTCGGTCATCCTTCAGCACTAGGATACTGCCGTCAGACAGGTTCCGAATACATTCAGCGGTCTTCATTCCTTCGACATCTATTTTATCTTCCAAAGTCTTCAGGTTCGAAATAAACAAATCATAATCGGAGCTTGTGTAACATTTAGCCCCTTTATTAGTCCAATATTTCAGCATGTCATAGGCTTCGCATATCGTTTCTTCAACGCGCCAGGTGTTAGCTCTAGGGCGTTTCGTTAATGAAACAATTTTATAGTCGTCGCCCAATTGATTTACTACATCTGTGACTTGTTGATAACTAGAGAATCCACTTAATGCAGGTTGTCTTGTTGTGTAAACAACATTCAAATTCAATTCTTCTGCTATTTTGTCAAGAGCATTCATAATTCTACAGGTTAAAAAGATTTGATACTATACGACATTGTGTCAAACGAATAGCATTTGTCACCCTTAAGCATCATAACATCTCTGCTATCGTTATAATAAATCCCTTCGCCTTTATACCATGATTCAAACCAGTTTCGAAGTTCTCTAACCCCAGCTTCGTCAAGTTCTTCATCTTCCGATATTGCTTGAATATCGGCTTCAATATTTTCATCAAAAACATGTGATAGGGATGCCAGATTATTGTCGCATTCTTCTAATGCCATACTCCAAAGAGCAGATTGAGCTTCTTCAATGGAAGAATATTTGTCGATCATCCATTCAATAGGAGTTGCTCCTTGGTATCTAATCACTTCTTCACCATGATAATGGCATTTAGCATTGTAGGGGTCGCATGTTGCTGTAATTGTAAACATAATCTTGATACAGTTCTACGTGTGTCTCACGTTCTTTATTGTTATTTGGATATGTAAAGATACTAATTTATAATGGAATAACAAATTATATGCTTCGAAAAAATAATAAAGGTGCTCTAGCTTTCACAAGTAAGAGCACCTTAGAGCAATGAAAACTGCTAATCCAAATAACAATAACAGTTTCTTTTGCAAAAGTAAGAAAAAAGTGGTTACAAAAAATCTGTCAGTAATTCATCATCGCTAATATAGTTATGATCTCTTGGATAAAAAGTGTTAGCAAGACTATCCATATAATCAGGAGACCGTTTAATACGTTTCTTTATTTCCTCTTTCTTTTCAATGCCAATACTACCGTTGCTAGTGAAGAACCATTTGGTTTCAGTAGCTTCTTCCATCAATTTATCGCAGGGTGGGAGAGCGGCGCCAAATCCGTTCTTAGGATTTAACCAATCACGAATAGCCCAATAACAATAGGCGCGCATATTGACAAAATCATATTGTCCGGTAATATCGTGCAGACCTATTGCGCTTTCAGAGTACTTGCAAGAATAGACATTCTTATAACCAAGCTCAAATAGACGGGAATAAACTCCTGCCCCTTCGCCGATAGTGTCAATATAAGCCCTAGCTTTCTTATCATATAAGAATGGTCTGTGCATTCCTGCTACGTGCATGTGGTCTGCTTTACCAGCTGACTGATGTACCTCAAACTTGGATACATAATTGCCGTATCGAGGACAGAGGACGCTTTCGTCACGCCCCATGCCAGCCACATCAGAACCAAGCCGGCAGTGCTTAACAGGTTTGAAACCTTCATATTGTAATCGCTTCCAATTTTCATTAGCAATTTCTATCCATTCGTAAGGAATAAGCACATCTTCGGATACTTTAGGGAACATGCCAAGCACCTTGACGCGGAATAGGTCATTAGGGCGATACAAACTACCTTCCCATTCAAAATCACCTTCTCCGACATTGAAGTCTATCTGCTGGATTGGAGAACACCAGTTGAAAACTTTGTCCTTAACCCACTCATAATCCACCTGACCGGGAATAATCAACTTCTTCTTGACAACATTTTCAGCATTAAGCGAATTAAGTCGAAACTTGGAGAAACGGTCTGACTTCATTGCTCGCGCCGCATATCCAGTGGTAATATTTGGGTTGAACACAATGAGGAAACGAGAATTACCCTGCAAGTTACCTTCGATGGCGTTATAGGTCGCTTCTGATATACCTGAAGCCTCTGTTACGATAAACATCGTATTTACAGCATGGAATCCTGACCATGCTTCGGTGTTATCATCACCTGCCTTGAAGCCGGTGAGAAACCATTCGTCGTAATCTGTCCTTATGCCAGATGAAAGCAAACGTCCAGGTAAGAATCCTGCATTTCGGAACAAGCGAGAAACTTCAGGAATCATAATATTGTCAACTTGTCTTGCTGTTGGTGCAGTCATAGCTATCTTGGTATTTTTTACCAACCTACCATCTTTCCATCGGGGGGTGAGGTACATAAAGCAAATTGCAGCACAAGCGGCAACAAAATCCTTTCCCCTTGCCGTTCCAGATGCTACAGCAGTCATCGAATTATATTGCACAGACGATATGATGTCTTGCTGCTCGTTATCCAAACGGACCTTCAAAGCATCACGGCAGAATCTGTTCCAGTCTTCACGCCATGCTTTCAAGTAACGTATGTCCTTGCGTACATTGCTCATTCTTCATCATCAGGCAATTCTTGCATAAGCTTCTCAAACGGGTTAACATTCAGATTTTGCTCAACGCTCTCCACATACCCACGTTTCTTACCCTTAGTCTTTAGATGAAAGATGATGGCTGTAAGGTTGCCAGCATTAATCTGCTCCAACAGCTTGCTTTCCGAGAAGTCAATCAGGCTCTCATCTACCTCGTCCAGCAACTGACTCAATTTAGAATATTTCTCCCTCCAAGACGTGAATGTGTTACGGTCAATGCCAAGAGCCGTGCAGGTGGAAGATATGTTCCCCGCCTTCTTCTCGTAAACCTCAGCTACTTTCTCAAACGGTATTTTCTTGTATCGTGCCATATTTGCAGTTTTTTTAATGGTTGAATTTGCTTATTTCGTTTATATTGATGCTGAATTTACCACAGCATTAATTGCGTCTTTATACGATAAGTTCTCTGTTAGAAGCAGACATTTCGCAAAGTGCGCAGATGGGCCAAGTCCGGGAATAAGATTCACGTCTATCACATATAAATTCCCGTTTCTATCCTTGCGGAAATCTATTCTTGCATGATGCTTCAAGCCCAGCCTTCGAAAGACATCTTCACTTATTCTTTTTGCTTCAGACAATGCTTTACCATGCAATGATGAGCAGTATTCGTTATAGTCGAATTTCCCTGTATGGGTTTGGATGCTACCAACTTCATCGCATTCTATTTCTATCGCATGGGTTTTTACTTCTCCATTGTCAGGGTTAACATAGCAGGCCACGGTGCAATCAGTTCCGGCTATAAAATCTTCTATTACGACCGATTGCTTCAATTCCCCTTCAATTCTGTTTATTTGGTTTAATACATCCTTAATGGTATAACAGATGCAGTCTTTAGTGATTCCGAAACTCTCGCTACCAAATCTTGGTTTGACAAAATACACATGACCATCCTTCAAGTTGGTGACTTCGTGTTGCTTTGGTGTTCTGATTGTAAATCCATTCAAAAAATCACAGAGCTGTTTTTTGTCACGAACCAACCGATATACATCGCTTTGCTCCGCCGTACTCAACAACCCTTTTGCATGAATAGTGTTTATCAATCGTTCGTTTGCCGACCTTAACAAAACGATGTTACTCCATGCGACAAAGTCAAGCGGGTCTGCTTCATCCACTACCGCAAGGTCGATGTTTTCTTTACCCAACACCTCTCTATAATATCGGAATACTGAGGGGATCTTATAATTCTCCATCTCATCTTTTGTCACTACTGCCCAAATCATTTCCGCTTTGTATTTCAGTTAAACGTTCCTTTGCCAAATCCAATAACTTAGTAAAACATATCGAAGGAGATTTTATGTTAAACTGGTCTCCTATCTCTTTTTGCAATCTCAGCAGCATCTCTTCGTTAGGTTCTCTATCAGCAAGCAATATCACTTCACTCTTCTTTGCCTGTTCCCGTATGTCGTCAAACAATCCATCCAATGCACTGAACGAGTTGGGATAAAGGACAATAGAGAAGGTAAACGTTTCTTTCATTACGGATATGTCTATGCCGTTGGTGTCTACCGGTGAAATCTCGTCGATGTTGATGTGGGCGAACTTCTTAAACTCGATGGTCTGAATCTGCTCAAACAGCTTCTTCAAGATGTTCTTGTTGTCCTCGCCGTGGAGGGAGTTATGCGAAAGCTGGATAGCAATAATCTCATCCTTTGTAAGTTCTTCTTCATCACAGTATAGGATGCCAATCTTGGAATAATGCAACTTCTTGCAGGCCCTTAACCTATGATGACCACTTATCATTACAAACCGGCCACTTTGTTTCTTATAACAGCATGGCACACTGCTTAAGCCAGATTTTTCAATGTTGTCGCACAAAGCGGCAAAATCCTCCCCGGTCATTTCATTGGCATTCATTTCAGCCTCGTCAATAAGGTTGATGTCTACCTGTTCATATTTCCATCTATCTTCGTTGCCCATTTTCTAATAGTTTATGATATTTATCGATTACCTCTTTATAGTTGATATACACACCAAGTTGGCCACTGTAAGCGAGGTAGGATGATGTGCAATGCTCCTTTACCTTGGTATAAACGCCCCGGTACTTCATACTTACCGGTTTATGGGTGTAAGCAATGCTGATAACCTTTTCCATCAATTTGTGCATAGAGCGGCTTAATATACGTTGCACTTCCTTAGTCTGTATACAGTACAGAATGAACTTACTTAGTTTCGGTACAGCGTTGTTCGTGCAGAAATCTGTCAGTTGAAATAAGTCATACCCCTTGTGCTGAGGAAGAGTGAATCCAAAACCACCAAGCGTATATTGGCCGTACATGACAACAAAGGAATAAGTGGAGCGCATTGCATTATCCACCTTCTTAATGTACTTCTTTTGCAATAGCTTCAGATATCTTGGACTTACCTTCAATATCTTTAGTTGACTAGGGTCGTCTATCTTCAAATCATCGGGAGGAACAATCTCGTCCACGGTTTCAATATAGGATGTGTAGGATGTCTTAGCCTGATTATTCACGCAAGGCTTATTACAATATAAATAGCGACCGGCCGAACGTCTTTCACCATTTGAAGAATCGAAGATGGTCACCTTGTGCATATTGCTCAGATACGGACTGTTGCTAATGAAATAGAAATAAGTATCCATTGGCAAGCTTTCCACCAATTCATAATACTCATTTCGTATAGCGAGAATATTCAAATCCATGTCGCTGTTCTCACATATCAGCTTGAATGCCCGCTTTAGCTGTTTGTCTTTTCCGTAATTGAAATAGATTACCTTTTTATCTTTGATGGCATCTTGCAAGGAACCGCGATGATATTCGCAGGTGGTCAACAATTGCAATAGCTTTTCACTTGACTTCTCCGTATATTCGATAGATTCCTTCGCTTTGGCTTTGATGGCATCAAGAATGGCGTCATTCCTTGCCGACTGGCTCATGCAATACTTTTGAAGTCCCTTAGCATACAATGCCAAGGCAAGCTGACGAGAAGGTGTTTTCTTGTTGAATGTTTCTAACCAATCCAACCCATTGTTGTAGGTCAATGCTAATTTACCGTTGGCGAGCAAATATAACAAATGGCAATACGGATCTTGATTGTAAATAGAAACATCCATCTTATCCATCAAGAACAACTCATAGTTAAACAAGAAGCTATTGACCACGCACACCTCTTTATGCCTGTGCTCTTTCATCGCCTCATACAAAGCCGAAGCTTGCTTGGAGTTGAATGCAATCGGTCTTGTCTGAAATGTCTCTATCGCGCTGTAAGGGTTACCTTGGTAGAGAAGCGGCACAAGCTCTTTGGGTGTATCGTATTTAAGCCCCGCGACTGCCTTAAACTCTTCATAGGTGCGTATGGATTGAAAGTTATCCAAAGAGTGATTGATAGCGTAATAGAACATACGGTACGTAGAGTAAACGCAATTCATAGCCATATAAAAATCATCCGTTCCGTGATACGTTCTGAACTCAATCGTCTTTGTCTTGAAGTAAGCGGAAAGGTTGAACGCATGACGTATGTAACCTTTCTTGGATTGGTTAGTAAACAGTGTTTTCAAGTCCTCGAAAGATTGTGCGGTCAATACGCCATTATAATATTTCTCTGTTGGCAGAGGTTGGCAGTTGAATGCAAGCTCGTCCCAATCCGATAATTTAGTATACTTCTTTACGAACGGATAGCAAACGTAGAAGAACAGGAACACCCGTTTCATTTGCTCCACCGTCAAGTCCCCAGCGTAAATATGTACATGAGTGTAAGTAGTCCATTTTATCTTACCACCAGCATTCACCATCGATTCATACACGCTTCTCAGCCCGTGCAGGTCTTTCATGCAAAGTCGTAAGGGCGGGGTATTGACCTCGCCGCCGAATTTCTTGTTGCACGATCCGTCAGTGTTTACTATTTCCTCGTCCTTGCTCCACGAATAGCCGGGAGGAAGCGACACCTTGCTCCGGTCGAGGTTGCACATCTCAATCTCGATGCCGAAGGTGCGCGTCTTTATGTCATTAACAACATCCATATCCCTGTCCATTGATTAGTTGCTTCCAATGCGCAGCCCGAGCTTGTCCACAGTTCTGCCAACGGCACGGAAGTCAACGCCCAGTGCGGCACCGGCAATGGTGATGAGGGAAGAAGTGACGGGGGTCGCAATGCCCAGCTTCTTGCCGATGCTCTCCATCAGCACCAGGCCTTGCGACACGTCTTCCGTGATGTAGCGGGAGCGGACGGACGTGGGGCTGACGGCGCGGTCCGCAGATTCGGAGTACTGGTAAAAGCTCTCCATCGGGTCGCCCAAGAAACCGCCTGCCTTGAAGATGTCCGCCGGGCGGCATCCCAGTTTCTCCAGAACGAGCCTCTTCTCGGCATCCAGTCGCAGCATGACTTGAAGCGTTGCCTTGTTCTTGCGGGAATAGGCCTCGCGATACATGCAGAAGTCCCCCTCGCTGTATTCAATGCGGGGAATGCTCATGACGGAGCCTACCGTGTGGAGTATCATGTTAGGATTCTGCAAAGCGCACTCCAACGTGGTGTAGTCGCGGCTGAAACCTTTATACAGCTGGTGCAACTTCGTCAAGCATTCCTCCGCCCTCTCTTCTTGGAATATGGAGAGGGGACTGCGGGACAACCGGCAACCGACACGGAACACCACTTCGCCCGGACGGTCGTCCAGCTCTATGCGACCCTCCAGGTATGGCCCGGCCGTTTCCACGATGGCAGGCAGAAACCGGCAATGCTTCTTGAAGTAAAGAGAAGATAGGTAGCTGCAAATGCAAACGACCACCTGGCGATGGTGCAGATACCGGCTGATGCGTTCAATAAGCTCTTCGTGATACGTGCTTTGTATGGTGACGAACACTACGTCCGCTTGCTCAACCCGGCTGATGTCGTAGGACACTTCCTTGATGATAGCCGTCTTATAACCGCCGTTCTCTTTCAGCAACACGCAGTTGCCATTCTGGCGGATTTTGTCGAAAACCGATTCCTTAGTGTGGGAAGTCTTTATCAAATGAGCATCGTGGCCGCCGATGGATAAATCCGCCGCGATGGCCACGCCTACGTTTCCACAACCCAATACTGTTACGTTCATACGTTCTACGATTTAGTTCTATATCACTTCATATAGTCTGTTGAGCACAAACACGGACTCGAACCGCAATCTTTGGCTGGTGTGCCACTGCTCTACCAATTAAGCTATTTGCGCAAACGCTCGTCTTTCCGAGCCGCCATTGGTTATAGATTAGAATAAGCTTGCTTGTACTGCCACTGGTTCTTTCTTCTCAACAGCCCCAAATTCCTTAACCTCAATCCCAGTGTTGTCTGTTATCCACTTTGCCAGTATGTGACGGTGGCAGAAATCGCCGGGCTTCTCATAGCAGCAAAGAGCAACATCTTGCCCTTCACTTAGCATTTCAATTTGACTTACCACTTGATGAGCGTCTTGATTAGCAAGTATCTGGTCGTATAGCCTAAGGTATTCTTCCCGACTGCAAGGTCCGCTAACCATATAGCGAGTAGGGCAAACATTCAGCATTTGTGGCGCATTGATAAATCTTGGTCTGCCAATGGCAACACAGATTATTTTAATTCCTGCTGCATTAAGCTTTCTGTTATTTCCAAAATATGATGTATAAATCTTCATTTCCTTCTTATTTTCGATGTAAAGTTACAAAATATGTTTGAAAAACAATCACTTTTAGATTAAATAGTGACAAAACTATGTATTTTTTTACCATTTATAGCTCAATCTTCTACAAATTCATCCTCATATACGAAGATATGTTTGCCACTTCCACAAATCTCTACTTCCCATTTATCAACCCAATATTTAATCAGGATGATGTTACTATAGCCTTGGTATGGCTCTTTCAATGTTGCTGTTCTCATTGCTTTAAATAATTATCTATCAAATTTGAAATTTCCTTTGCTTTTTTGATTTCACGAGTAAAAAACTCAACAGTTTTGGTAGCTTGCAATTCAATAGAATCACCTTTTCCATCGATAAGATGCTGGTTAAATCCATATTTCATTGCGTCTAGTTCATTATCCCAGATAACAGGATTTGCGCAGGTTGATGCACATTTGACGTTGAAGCAGGTACCATTTAGACCATATCCTTGACCAACATTGATATGGTTTTCGCTTTCAACAACCCATCCATTTGGATTGTCTTTCATGAGGATTTCCATTTGATGGATGGACTTCCAGATTTCATCTTGTAATTCTTTTGTAGTTTTCATACACTTATCTTTTATCACAAATTGCTACTCTTAATCCGTCTCTAATCAACTTTGGCAGATTCATATCTAAATCGCTCATAGGGAAGCAAACGACTGGTATGTTTCCCATACTATCTACATTTTGCTTTGAGACCTTGATGCCTGTAGCAGTGCCAACTCGTATCGCATCTTCCTTGTATGATTCGTAGTTATTGCCAGCCCGAAATAAGAATACTGCATCCGGGTGTTTGCTTTTCATCCAATTATAGGATTCCAATAATGACTTTTCTTGATTTTGATTGCTTGTTTCCATTGCTTTATGTCTTTTAGATTGTATAATCATATCCTATCCCGTTGCACCGCCAGTTCGTGCCATCAAACCAAAGTTTGTGCATCAGTGTTGCAATACTGTTCTTTCGTACTTCCATGCTGTTGTAGATGGGTTGTAACTCTATTGCTGCTTGCTTTCTTGTTTTCATTGCTCTTATTGTTTAAATTGTTCTTTTGGATATGTAAAGATATAAATAATATATTGATTACCAATGAGTTACATTCATTATTTCCATGATTAAACTTTGTTTAACTTATTGCTTTTCAATGTATTATCATTTAGCTTATTTGCAAAACGTCCAGTTTCAAACGTAATTTCACATCCAAACTTGTCTTTGCAATGGATAATGACATCCGCATCTTTACATGCCTTGTAGAACTCATACAGATTATCGTATGGCTGGATGCTTTCACGAAGCGTTTCCGTAGCCGTCTTGGGCTGTTTGTAACCTCCTCTATCCATATCTTTCAGACAACAATGATTTGCTTTTCTCAATCTCTGCATCAGTATCAATACCAATCTGCCGGTAGAACTCGGCATTGCCTGAAAGACATTCATGAGCTATCTTCAACGTGTTGCGTTCTTCTTTGGTGAAGCCAATGCGAAACGTGGAGAATATCGCCAACGCTTCTTTCAGGCAGCCGGATTGGAGCAATGAAATAGCTTTATTGGTTTTCGTTTCCATCATCAGACATTTAATACTTGACGGTATAGCTCAAAATTTCGATTTTCAACTTCTGCATCCTCTGGATAATGTTTTGCAAACATATACCATTTATTAAAGCATTCTTTACAATACCAACAGTTTAGGACTGCGATATAATAACCAACGCCTGATTTATGTAAACCACAACTATCACAAATGCCCTCACATCCGTATTCGGCTAATGTGCATATCATTTCGTCACGTGTGGCTTCAATTATCTTAAATCCTTTTTTGTTCTTAAAAATCTTTGTCATATTCTTTTAGCAATTCTGTGTCATCGTAGATATTTCCAATAACTTCATACTCATAGGTTGATGTTCCACTTGCATTACCATCCACCCATTTGCTTGATTTTACGATGATGCTAACAGGTAATCCGTATTGGTTATCATTTTTGAAACCAAACAAACCATTTCGGAAAACTATCTCACCCACGAAGTTATCTGGATAGCCACTCTTTGTTATTTTGCGGACAATATCTCCTTCATAGATTTCTTGACCGTTTTTGTCAAACAAGCCTATGAATTGCCCGATTGTTTCCGGATTTACTTCATACTCTATAAACATTCTTTTACCTCTTTGGGTTAAATCTCCATATACCCAAAGACCTGTATTCAAGCTTTTGCCTCTAAATTTTATCACTCTCATAAAATCTCCTCCTTATCATTTACAGGATAGATTTCCCTACCTTCAAAATCGTCAGCCGTGAGAACGACTTCCTCACAGTTTATCATTTCTTCTACTTTATCGTAAGCCGAATCGCCGTCCTCGGCTTCAACCGCTACTACCTTCGAGAGGGTTTCGATAATCTTAAACGTGTACTTCATTTTCTGCTTTATTTAAGTTTGAATTTTGCAATCCGGCATGATAGCCATCAAGCCATATCAACAATTCTTTCGGATTGTAGTAGCCACTTAACCTATGGCATGGAACGCAACTTTCTATCACGGTATTCCGTATTGGCAAGCCATCGTGTATAACGAGAGCATAACGCCCACGAGAGAATGATGAAGTGGTCAAGTGCATCTGATTTACTTCGCAATACTTTTCTAACTGTTTTAATGCTGTTTTCTGTGTCATAATCGATAGATTATAAATTATCTCCCCATAACTTTTTAGCCAGTTCGTATTTCTTTTGCAGTTCATTCACCTCTTTCTTGGCATAAGTGAGGGAATACATGTGCTCACGTGGATATTTACCAGATTTCAAGCCTTCGTGATACTCTTTGGCTTTCTCCAACTTATGCTCATAAAAGTCGATGCTTTCCGGCATGGATAGATTGATAGTGTTGGCTCTTGCATCCCAATAAGCAGCTTTATATTCATGTTCTTTAGCCTTATCACTGTATTCTACGCTTTTCCCCATATTGTTCCAAGCGTCCTCTATCATTTTCCGATGCCTATGTTCACTATGATGACCAACCTTGATAGGCTCGCCAAGTGACAGAAAGTCTGCATCCTTGTTGGAACGCTTGTAGTATTCATCACTCTTACGTTCTGCTGATGCAGCCCATTCGCGTCTGCGTTCCGCCTTACGTTTTGCCCATTCCTGAACGTTGAATCCGTCGGAACGGACTATGGAATAGTAATAAAATCCATCACGCTCAAATATCAGGTTAAATACAATGCAATCATTCTCTTTCCCGTACTTGGTAGTGACTGCAATTTCTTCTCCTTTTTCGTGCTTTTCATCGCACTTTGCCAGAAATACATTTGGCGCAAACTTGTAATATGTATTCATTACTCTTTTAATTTAAACTGTTTGAAAATTCATTAAACAACTTATGACCAATATAACTATTAGCTATTCTAGCGTTAACAAGATGGAAATAGCCTCTATTGGTAAACCGTTCATCAAATTGATAAACGAGTACGGCATAATAATCCTGCTGAGCTTGACTATATCGAATTTCATAGACTTTAGTTCCCTTAAAAAGATAGATATTTCCATCAGAATACTCTTTGTCTATTTCTGATTGAGTAAATTCAATTCCTGCAAGCTTGATGACAGGCTCTCCTTTGTACATCTTAGTCGTTCTCATTGCTCTTCAATTTAACTCGTTTAATTTAATCGGTTCAAAATAAACATCCCGTTCAATCGTTAGACCAAACGGGAGTTTTATGCTTTCAAGTTCCTTCAACGTGAAGTAACCGAACTCTTTTACATAATCATTTACTATCAGTCCGAAGAATATCCAATCGCCATCTTCCTGTTTCTCGCCTTCGGTCACGTACCATGTGTACGAGCCGACCGGACTAAAGAACTTGCAGATTGCTACGGCTTCATTACCTTTCTGGTCTTGGCTGTATATCGGATATTTAGCCAACTGTCTTGTGATTTGTTTTGTTATCAGTTTCATTGCTCCACTATATTATGCAGGGCTTTCGCCCTGCTGGTTAAACTCTATTTGCGAAATCCGATAGAGAACAACCGTTTCCCATTATCCAATTGCTTTTAGTCTCAATATGCTCTAACACTTGAGCAACATCTGTTATGCGCATACCAACAGCAAAGTAACTATCTTCTATAAGTGGATGGAAAGACTTTTCTACACTGTTGTAAATGGCGATAAACTCTTTATGCGCATTGTCAGAATTATATCCTCCCAAATAATGGAAATCAGATGTTTCAACTCTTACAATGTCTCCGTGTTTCAAACTCAATGCTTTCATTGCTCTTCTGTTTTAATTGGGTTATTTTTTAGTATTGTAAAGGTAGTCATTTTCAGGGAGTTAACCAAATATTAAGTCGTTTATTTTTCTGATTACCAGTGATTTAACTTTTACTTGCTTTGGCTATAAAACACAAAAAAAGAGCGGCTAAAAACCGCTCTATATAATCAAATTCACTTCACATACTTACCCCAAAGGAATGCTTCCCGAAGTGCAATTGCATACATCTTAACCTCCCATCTTTCAGTCAGGAAGTTTACTCTAGTAGCTATATTTACAGCATCATATAGTGTCATTTCTTTTTTCATAATCAATACTGTTTTCATAATCAATACTGTTTGTTCCCGTGCTTATAAGGACGGAGCTTGTTATACTTCATTTTCTGCTGGATAAACCATTCGATGTCAATGTTACGAACTTTGCACAGGGCAAATATGGACATCAATGATTTATGTACACCATATGCTATAAATGCAAGGTCATCATATATGATATGATATACCTGCTGGGTGAAGTCTTTCATCTTGGACAGATTGTTTGTAATGTCATCAACATATTCTTCATCTACTTCCTTCAAATCTTCACCTATAGCTCCAGCAAGATCCAACAGACGAATACAGGTGTCTGCCAGCTCTTCCTCAATTGTACCCTTAATGAAGCACTCAAAGGCATCCTTTAAACGGTCTACCTCGGTGTATTGCGCCAAATACATAGGTCTGTTCATCCATTCATTAAACCTGTCAACATTCGCATTCTCACCCTTCCTGTCGGCTTCAATGGCTTCTGAAAGTTCTGTAATCACCAGCATGAAATAGTGTTCACGACTATGTTCTTCGTCGTACCACCCATGCGCTTTTGCGTTCTCGTGAATTTCCTTAGCTAATTTGTTCAAGTCCATTGTTAAATCCTTCTATTTGTTTAGAAATAATTTGAGCTGTCACATCGTCAACCTCTATACAACTCAACGCGAATAAGTGTGTTAAAGATTGAACATGCTCTTCCAATTGTGGGTAATCATATCCGTGTACTAGTTTTACAGTAGTAGATATTTTGGCGTCGATACACCTGTTCTCAATAATAAGCCAATGCCGCATCTTTTTCTTCTTTAAAAATGCTAGACATAATGCTATTGTTGTGACTGCCAACGTAATGTATAGCCAACGTGGGGTGTACATTGCAATGATAGCAAACAGGAGTGCTACAATTATAGAAATCAGAATATAGGAAATCAGTTTATTAACATTTATCATAGGGTCATTTCTAATTTGGATATTAATCATTGTCTGTAAGGCAACGGTTCTGCATCCATTGCAGTAACCATTGCCATGTAGTAACCGTATTCAGCACGCCTAATAAATACAGGTATGCGTTTCTTAATCACTCGTAGTTTCTTCTTCATGGAGGATGTATTGTCTTAATACTTTTTTCAAGCAGGAATCGATAGCTTGTTCGTAATATTCGAACTCGTCCTCATCATCCGACATGCTCATTCCTTCTGCTGCCGTAAGTGTCTTCATGTTTACAATGCAATAAAACCACATCCGGCTTACATAATTGAGTGTGGGAAATACATGTATTTGAAATTGCTCCCTAAGCCATTTGATAGCCACATCCTGTGTAGGACATGATATACGTCCAGAGTCATAGGAATTGTAATTCACGGGAAAATCATTTCTAGCCATCCGGTCTGCATTAAGGCAACAAGCATAGACCGGGACATCAAATCCGGCTTTTTTAAGAAGTTCCGCTACTTCAAATGATACATAAGATTCATTAGTCATATTGCTTTTTTTTTAATTTATATGGAATCAGGTCCTTAAGATAAGCCCAACTCACAGTGTCTTGTTTTACTTCATACCCTAGGTCATAAGCACCCATTACATTCTTTGTAATAATCAAGTTCCATGTAGTAGGATAATCTTTCCTTGCATCGCGCCACACGGAGTTGATGCGCCATTCAGCTCCGGCTTCATAAGCATCGGCGATGGCATTCCGGTCAAAGTCTCCATAGCAGTTTGACGGGGTCGCTGATTCAGCGTATTTGTCAGCCGCCTGTTCAATCGTTTCTTTGTCCATATTACACGTACATTAAATCAATAACCACCATTACTTTATTTTTAGATTTTCATTTGTTGATTTTCGGGATGCGGTCCAGCGAATAGAACACCTGCTTGTCGTAGATTTCAGCAGCGGCATTCTCCAAACGGCATCCTTTTGAGGTACGCCAATTTTCCATGAATAGGACGGCATCGCATTCCAGCAATGCTTCGATGTCGTTGCCCATGTGTTCGGCATAGTCTGCATCGGGATTGTCGGAAACGTCCAGCGGCGATACGGGCGTGTGCCCCTTCTTCTCTAGAACGGCTTTGGCGTATATGCAACTGGCTTCGACTTCTTCGATGTCGTGGCCGGTGATTGGGAGGGAGATGTAGACTTTCATATCAAATCGCCCTCCTTGGCATTCCGGTATTGCAGTTCGCTCACTTCGATTGTCTCTATCACAAACTCACCGTCCCGCTTGATTCGGGCGATAAGGTAGAATTTCCCGCTACGCTCGTTGCGGGAATAGATGCGGTCTATCTTCTTCATTGGTTATTCGGTTTTATTAGGTTCAGACTTGGGTATTGGTAGCCACGCAATAATCTTATCCAAAAAACAAATGCTCTCTTCAAGCAAATCTCTTGAAACACCCATAAACATCGCAGCCCATATTTCATGCTGTTTACGAATATCATTCATTGTCAGAAGCTGCATTTTACCATGATTATCAATAAATAGACATATTTCGTTGTCGTCAGGATATGCTTCACCCATTCTTATCCATTGGTTGGATAGGGCGTATTCCGCACCATCTATAAAACCCTTGTACGCAAATGTATTGTCTGCGTACCTGTTATTTGCCGCTTCCTCAATCCTTTTCTTCAGTATCTCGTTCATCTTCTTCAAAATAATAGTCACACGCTTCTTGTTTACACTTTATTTTCTTCAATCCGTTGAATGTGCGGTTGCTTTTCAGCTTTTTGCAATATTGGATTATCTTGCTTCCGCACTCCCAACGCTCACGATGTACGCAAGTTCTGCAAGTTTTTTTCTCGTTCATCTCACCACCTCCCGTCAACAGTTATATACTTCTTACATGTCGGGCATACCACCCAACAACCTTCTCGCTGGTCTGAATGTATGTCTGAACGGTCATACATAAACACGCAACCGCATTCAGGACACGTCATTTTCTTCTCTTTAGGCGGGAGTTTGCCTTCTTTGATTATTCTCATATTATTCGTTTTTGTTCGTTTCTACAACTTTGTTCTCAATGCACCATACCAATAATTCGTAGGCAGCATCAATCAACTCTTTGCCCAAAATACGACACCCATAAGCATATTTGCTAAGTTCGTCCGTATAAACATATCCGATTTCCCACTCTTTTGTAGTGTGCACACGAATAGATAACTTAGTCCATCCGATGTTTGCAATATGGTAGAACTTTGGCAGCGCATCCAGCACGTCCTGCAAGGTGTAGGCGGGGAGCATTCCGCAACTTTCGTCAATAACCTCCATTGCGTTCTCCTTCGTGGTAACGAAGTTATTTTCGTGACCAGCTTCGTAAACTACCCAATACAGCATTGTTTCTTTCAGTTCCAGCCCCAACTCTTGCAGGTGCTGCATCTGCTGCACGTCTAATACTTGCTTCGATTTCATAATCTTATTCACGATTTAGTTGTTCCATCATAGAAAGCGTTTCTTCGATTACCGCTTGCCTGTCCCAATCATATTTGTTGTCGCCCCAATGTGCGGTGTCAAAACCGAAAATCCACCAATCATCGCCTATTTCCGTGTTATCCGTAATAAATTCGGCTTTTTCTAAAAGTTTGTTTCTTTTACCAACGTACTCTTTCTTGATTCCCATTCCGTTCATTTTATCAGGATATGTTGCTGGCTCTGAAAGAGTAATTCCACCATGCACTTCAAAATCTTCCATATCTTCAATGCTTCGACCATGATATTTATTTTGAGGTGGAACAGCGACATAACCGTTATGTGTCCCGTGTTCAAATACATATCCGGACAAATCTAATTTCACGTCCAAAAATGATGTTGGTATTATAAATGCCACTAACTTATTTTCCATAAACCTATTATTTTACAAGTTCAAAATCATACACAAACACGTAGGGGTTACGCTCCCATGTTCCTTTCCCGCTCACCTTATCGATGAGGGCGGCAAAGGCTTCACGGGGAGTATGAAAGTTTGTACAGCCAAATCCTCGCCAATATCCTAATCCACGGACACAGTAATATTTTGTTCCGTCATATTCATATTGACGGGTATTCAATTCAACTCCTTCTTTAATGCAATCCTCGTCTGAAATGTCTTGGAGCTTTTCTACACGTACATCGGTTATGCGGATTTGATGAAGCATATTGTCTGCGGCAACGAACATTTTATTATTGAAGCCGGGATGTTCCATCCACGATATGTATTCAGAAGCCTTTTGCACATTCTTCTCGTAATGTGCGGCACAAGTCGCATTATTGCAATTTTCCAATTCATCTGCAATGGAACAATAGCTTTGCGCCACGGCGACCACTTCGCCGACCCTGTATTTAGGCAATATCTCACCTCCATCAAACTCACTTTCATCTGCATCATACATACAAGGCAATCCAACCACTTTCTTATCAGATGGTCTTATGTGGATATTGAATCTTGCTACCCATTCTCCTTTAAATGTTTTACGACACTTAATAAGTCGTCTTGTCTGCGTTTTTCTTCCTTCAAGCACGGCTTGGGTGAGCAGAAATTTATCTTTGAACATTATCTTTTTCATGATTCTTACTTTTTAATTTCTCTTACAATATCCGCTATTCCGACTAAAACAATCCAAAGGATAAACACGAATCCCGCAAAGTGCCAAAAGTCACCCAATATGTATCTAACAAAATCCATAATCACTGTTTTTTAATCAGTTTAACCGCTTCACGTAAGCCGTCCTCAAATGCTGACTCATAATCATCATATTCAGAACCAGACTGAAAACCATTTATCATAGGATTCTTCGTAAAGGCATCTACGACATAAAACCATTGCTCTATATCATCATCATATAAAGAGTATATCGCAATATTATACACCTCCCGTAGCCACCTCGCCGCCAACGCCTGCGTGGGTGCTAAATACTCATATTGGAAACCATCATCAGTATTCCAACAAAGGTCATCTTTTGTCTGTTTGTTATCGTATTCACGAAACTCATAATATCCTGTACGGTCTGTGACATATACTCCCCTGCATGGAGCGTCAAACCCAGCCTCATTCAGTAATTTGGCTGTTGTAAACATAACATATTCTTCGGTCATTTTTAAAAACTATTCAGATTGATAACTTGAACATATTTCAACTCTCCGGTGTAGCCACGTGCTTTCAATTCAGCAATAAGTTGCCTAGGGGTGAATTGGGCAAGGTCGGGGTTCGTATAACTTTTACTTTTCATACCCCCCCCCCTTACGTGTTTTGTTGTATTCTTTTTGACAGTCCTTACACATGGTCTGTAATCCGTCCTTATTTCTTGGGTTCTTGTAAAAACAGCTGTCTTCAAGTACTTTATGACATTTGGAACATTCTTTCATGGTGTGTGTGGTTTTAAAAAACAGGTATACAATCCTTCTTCCCAAACAATATATGTTGTTCAGGAAGAAGATTTTAGCTATTTAGTCTTGTTAATTAATCCCGACGGTTGACAGGAGATTTAAGAAGCGATTTTCATACCACAGTGGCTGTGTGGATTTGGGATTCTTGGGGTTGACCTGATTTTCCCCGTATTTAAGCCCTTTGTCGGTGATAGACTTGAATTGTTTTTCTTTTCCGCTTGTTGATTTACGGGTAAGCGTTACCAGGTATCCTTTCTCTACGAGAAGTCTGTTGAAGTCTTGTACAGAGATGTTGACTCCATTTTCTTTAAGGAGTTCTGTTGCTGATTTGAGAATACCATGACTAGAAGTATAGTCGGGTGTGGGGAGTCCTAGGGGTTGTGCTACCTTCCCAAGTAATGCCAACTTGGATGAGTCGTTGAGGTTGAGTATTTCACTCACACCTTTTACCCATTCAAGGGAGGCACAGACGGTGGATGGGGTGAGAGGTATTTTGTCGGAATGTCTACCATCTACGGAGTATGTTCCGTGCTTGCGGATGGACGGGAGGACTTCTCCGCACACCCAGTCTTGGAAGGGTTCAGCTTGCGGTTTATCTGACCGCATGATTACTTTGTAGAGGTTCTTCTCGTTGATGTAAACAAGCTGCTGTATGACCTCTGTCCCGTATTGGTTGTAAGTAGGGGTGTCGGTTAGAACGATACCCCTCTGGTCTAACCTTGACTTACAGTCTGCTACGTTCTTTATTTCCAAAACGCGGCAGATGTCTGTTAAGCAAAACATCGGTTGTTCACTTGTCCCGGCTACTCTCACTTCACCGAAACTTTCATTCTTGAAGATTTCAATAGATGCCATAATTAAAGACGATTTTTAGGCATTTCAGCGGAAGGGATAAAAAGACGGCAACTCCGCACTTACCCGTCGTCTTACATACCAATAGGCAGTTGGGAGGTTATTAAGTCTCCACACGGGGTTACGAGAGTTGCCGTTATGTTGCAGCAATCTTGCAGACAATAAAAATGCCCGCTGTTGGCAGGCTTCCGTCTGCCTATTGAATATGTAAGACGCTGCAAATATACGTTCTTTTCCTGAAATGCCAAAAGAAAATTAGAGATTACTGATTCTTGGCTGTCCTAGTCTTGGGTGCCGTCTTCTCCATCGGCTTCCCGCTACGATAGTACTCCGCATACTTCTTGGTGCATTTGGATTTGGGAACTAGAATCACCGTCCGCGGGTCAATACGTAAGGGATATAGCTTTTTCTCCTTCTCGCGTTGACGAGCGATACATTTCTCAACTCCGGTAGGATTCTCGTCTGAATGAGGCTTCCGAGGAAGCATCGGGTCTTTGGCGAAACTCATAATTCGGTACTATTTGATAATTGGTTATTCTTCAACTTAGCCCATTTCCTGAATGCTTTATCAAAGTCATCCAAGTCATTAAGGTATTCCATTGTTTTACCCGACTCCTTAACCATAGAATTAAATTCGCGGAAGTAATTGTCGGTGGCTTTCATGAAGCCATTATGAAACTGTTTGAGTTCTCCCAACAGGAGTCCGTTGGAGTGAAGAATATCGGCAGCTTCGTCAATGAGCATGTAAGCTTCTGAATTAAGCAAGTACGCTGCTGATAGCAGGATGCTTGCACGGTCTATAGAGCCATTAGCCTTAGCTCTGTCTACTATGTTTTTAGGTGGTCTCATTATTCGTTAAAATTTATTTTCTGTTGTTGAAATTCGTCAGCATAGAACTTGTCGAATGACTTTCCGCTTATCCACCATCGAAATCCGATTTCGGCATCTTTGAAATTGTGATTGATATACCCGTTATCAATCAGCCATTTGATTGTTTTCAGCCAATTTCGCTTGACGTACGGCCATCTTTCAATCTCTTTCCGCTTTTGACGGGGAGGAGACATGGGGCAACAGATGCACCCGATACGGGTATATCCTTGGTCGTACAGTTCGCAGTGCGGTATGTCGTTCACGTTCAGGAACTCCCACACGTCACTCTCCGTCCAATAGATGATGGGCGAGACTAATATCTTGTCCTTCCCACCGACACATGCGACCATCTTTTCCTCGTGCTCGCTCCACTGGTCGAAAGTTTCCTCCGCGCGCTTGCCCTTAATCGTAGAAGATATTTCCTGACGCTTGTTCCTGCGTGCGCTTTCCTCCTTGCGGATGCCAATAAGTGTCACTTTTCCTGCGCCGGATGTTTCCTTGTACTCGGCGCAACACCAACGGAAGCACCTGGTAGGAATCATGTGTTTCTTCTTCGCCATCTCGTAGATGCTCATTTTCGGCTTAATCAGTTCCACGTCCGGGTATTGCGTCTTGACGAACCGGATAACTTCGGGTGGGTCAACGCTGGTGAGGTTCATGTGTGCCTTAAAACGGACACCTGCAAGTTTAGCTATATGATATAATACTTGACTATCCTTGCCACCACTTACTGCCATATAAAAACCATTGTCAGAGTCTAATTTTAAAGCCATTGGTTCTGCTTTTTGTAGCAACTCTATGGAATACCTAATTTTACTGGCTAAAGACTTTGATGATTTACAAAGGACATCATCTATATTCAATTCCATTTCGTATGCATTCATACATCCAATAATATTTTAAAGTTCTTCTTTACCTTTCCATTCTTCAAATTTGGATTTTATCTCTAATATATGTCTATCCATAATTAATAGCTATTCATTTATCGGTTTCAAAACAAGTTCTCGCGGCTCCTCGTCAGACCATTGGACTTCTGAGAAGAAGCTCTTGTCCACAAGAGAAAGCAATTCTACGTCACCAACGGAGCACCATATATTCAGAAACTTCACGGGTTTTTCCTTGTGAAGCCACAACTCACCATTTTTGTCACGAGCTATCCACATAGTTTATTCCTCCCATTCAATCTTAACAGTTATTACATATTCATGCTCATAATCTTGGTCTATATTTGCTTCCGCTTCTTCTTTTGAAGAATAACAAGTATTGAGGGCATACACATTCACCCATCCCTCTTTCTTTTCGGGGAGCATCATTAAGTCACCATAACATTCTGACATTGCTTTAGTACAATGGCCATCTATCATATATTGTTGAACCCCTTCAATATTTCCGCTTTCTATAAGAGCAACAATAGGATAATCCCCCTTTGCGTCAAAGCAAATAATCCTCGCCTTGCGTCCGTCACGTGTGCAGACGGGCTTTCCTTCTCTTGCCTTCTGAATATCAAATGGTTTTAGGTTTAATTTCTTTTCTTCCATATCTTCTTTGGTTTTAATTTCTATATATACAAACGTCTTTGTCGGTGCGTTGAAAAATAAGCGTGTGTCTCCTTCGTAAAATGCGGTTGAGTCAGCCAACTGGTATCTTTGGAAATACAATCCTCTGGCAGCCTCAATAGGCTCTCCGACCTTTTCAAGTTTCTTGAAACACGCTAATTTCTTATCGTTTCTATATGCGCAATATGGATTTCCAATAAATTTGCAAGTTCCTGCTTCATCAAAGCTACATTGATTGCAATGCCCTATAATACACTGATACCACTCTCCGTTGTACTCGAATATCTCGCCTATCTTGCGTTCCATAGTCATACAAATTTAGTTATCCACTTTCCGCACCCGTCGCACACGGCTTCGTACATCGTCACTTCGCATATCATATCAATCCTTTATGTTTAAGTTTAACAATAGCATCCTTTCGGGAATAAGCCTCTATTTCATGCCCCTTGATGACGAATCTAGACAAAGGCCTTTCGCCGAATCTTTTTCTGTTTATTTCGGCCATTCTTTTGATATTGGCTTTCTTGCGTTCGTGGTGTTCTTTATTTAACCTCCTCACACGCTCAGCATGATAGGGATTATAAACATCGTCATAAACCGAAGCCATTGTCGCGGCGGCCAGTAATAAAGATAAACCTCTTGTACTCATTCCGTTTCCTCCTTTCTTTCTGGAAGCAAATCGTCAAGATATGCCCATTCTTCAATCTTGTCTTTGTCGCATTCGTAATCATCACATTCCTCATCATCCCAAACCTCATAGCTTACGTTCCAGTAGCGAACTCCATATCCGTACCCCGTTGACAAATATCCTCTCACTAAGCATGGAATTGAAAGTGCCGCCTCGTTTTCGTATTCTCCATACACTTGCGGTACTTCTTTTTTCATATCGTGCCACACGGAGTTGATGCGCCACTGGGCACCTTTCACAAAGGCTTGCTTCT